CTATCATCGACCTGAACACCGTTTCGAAAATTAAATGATTTGGTATAATTTGCCATTACCTTTTTAGTTATTTATTTGTTTTCAAGAGAGTTAACTTTTGTCGTCAATTCTTTAACTGCTTCAATTAGAACAGGAATCAATCTATCATAACGAACTGCTTTCACACCATCACCTCTTGTGATTGTAACACCAGGTAATCCAAGTGCCTCAATTTCTTGAGCAAGTATACCAGTGTCTTTTGTACCATTTTCATGTGGCACTAAATCTGTCAGTCCTGTATTCCAAGTAAATGTATTACCACTAATACTATTAACCATGTCAAGTGCATTTTGTATAGGTGATATATCTTTTTTAAGTGTCATATCAGATGAACTAAATGCAATGATATCAGAACTAGAAGTGATGGTTCCAGTAACTTCAAGAGGTTTACTAATTTCAACTTTCGAACCAGCACAATTTATTACTAAATTTCCAGATGAGGTATTGATTGTTTGATCATCTGTGACACCAACAGTTATATTTCCAAATGTTCCTCCATTAGCACTAACATCACCTGTTATAGTAATTCCATCAGTGGTGGCTTGTGCTCTAACTGTGTTACCACTGTCTAATAACTGTGAACTATTAATACCATCTAACTGTGATCCATCTCCCCTGAATGATGAAGCAGTTAGAATTCCACTAAACATAGCTCCAGTGCTCGTGGTTGTAAGTATACCACTTGACCCGTGAATTAACTCAATAGAACTTCCCTTTATTTGTAAAGATCCTTCTCCTACATCCTGAATAATACTTTGAGATCCACTGTGGAATATTTCTAGATCTCCAGAATTACCAAATTTGATTTTAGCAGTATCAGGTAAATTAACTGTGCTTCCAATACCAACACCACCAGAAATTACTAGGGCACCAGTAGATGAACTTGTTGATTCTAGTGTTGATTTTATTTTAACTGAACTATCAACTCCTTTTACCTGCACTTCATTATTAAAGTTAACAGGACCGTCAAACTCAGACAATGATGTTTTAGATTTACCACCCTCAACTACAAGTCTCTCTTTGATTGTTGTTTCATCAAATACAACACTTAATCTACCAGGATCTTCACCCGCTACAGATGGCACTGGTGTGTCAAACGTAACCTCTTCACCAGTTAGTGCAGACTTTTTCTGATTTCCTATGTAGAAATCACCCTTATTGTTCATACCAGTATAAACAACGGCACCACTAGATCTTTCTTGTGACTGTGATAAAAATTCTTCCTTCTCAGAAATAGTTTTTACTTGTACTTGAGGTAATGCAGTTGAGTAGTTACCTGGTCCATAACCAAGATATTCAAATGTGTGTCCCGATGCTCGTAAAATTGATGGTCGATTAAACTGAATTGGGAATGGTTTTATTTTTTTGATTAATGATCCTTCAACGTGAGATGAAATTACAGTTCCGAAAACACCACGAAGAACAGTTAAAGCATTATTATTTGATCCTCCACCTACTACTTTTGAGGAGACTCTCATTATTTCTTCATCAATAACAATGTATGATCCAAATGGGAATCTATCCCTTACATTATAAGTGGATAAACTAAATGTGACCGCAGATCCTACGTTAGATCCTACGTTATCCATTGCGGTTTCTAATTTAGAATGTTCATTATCAAAGAATTCGACACCACGTATTGATAAGTTTTCATTTCCTTTTGCAGATTCTCCATCATTAGCAGATAATCCATGTTTAAGCACATGTCCATTCACTGCAACAATGTCAGTTGTTGATTTGAAGGTAAATTTAGTTGGAGTAATTTTACTTTTAACAATAAATGATCCTTGATTATTGTTACTTGCATCGTTTAATTGGAATCTATTTCCGACCACAAGTCCATGTGGTTCAACTGTGGTTACTGATGAAATTCCTGTTGCAGGAGTAAATTCCTTTGCATTAATTTTTGCTGATGGACTTACCACAAATCCATACTGACCTGCGATTGGATTTACATCACCACTTGCTTTAACAATTGTAACGTCCGTCTTATTAGGTGCTGCTATAATTCTAAAATAATTATCAGATGTAGTTCCGATACCTGTTGCCTGAAGTACTAAATCCGTTGTTACACCGATATTGCCAACTGTCAATCCTTGCCCAACGACACTACCCTCTATATAAGTATTTCCGCTACCAACTACAGAGGTGTCAAAATAACCTTTATCTCCTACCTGCCATCCAGATCCTGGGTTTGTAATTTCAAATGAACTTATTGCACCACCACCAACAACAACATTAGCTAAAGTTCCATTCCAAGTTGAATCGTTTTGTGTTTCACTGTTGAAAACTTTAACATTTAAGTATGTTCCATTAGTATAAGAAGCACCACCATCATGAACTATTGCGGTCATGATACCACCAAAATTATGATTTGTGGTAAATGTTATAGTTCCTGAAGTTGTGCTATCAGTGAAAGATGCAATTTCAGGACCAAATCCAATCTTCGTGATTAACTTGTCATTTGTTTCTCTTGTGATACTTTTGAGTGGATCATTTGTAACCACTTGTCCAAGAGGTGATCTATTTGCATAAGATTTTGCTGCCTGTGGATTTTCATTTATGTTATCTCGATCTAATTGTGGATATAAGTCAACAACATTTTGACTATAGTTGAGTCCAGTATATTCATTCTCTATAAAATTACTTGAATTAAGAGGGAATATTTGATAAACACCATCTTGTACATCGTTTATATACTCTGAAATAATATTATTTCTGAATACATAAATGTTTGATTTTAAATCTGTTCTTTCAAATCGAGGATAATTAACAACTCTCGTATTAAAATCATTTGTTCCAAAATTTCCTATTGTTACACCATCAGGCTTAGAAGCAGTTCGAGTTGAATATTCAAACTCCATACTATTTGGAACATTTGTGACTACCACCTCACCATTGTAACCACCAATTCCCACTCCTGTTGTATTTGCAATCGAGTCTTTTATATTTTTAACTGTTACCAAATCACCAACTTTTAAATTGTGTGGTTTTTCCGATGTGATTGTGACTATTTTTGTAGAATTATTAAAGGTACAACTACTAATAAATCTTGGATTTCTTTCAAAAAGAAAATCATTTGTTGTAAGATTATCTGGCTCACCTGCATTACCACGAGTAAAGTCTTCTATTGCAGTTACACCAGTATTTGCAGATTCTTGTAATACAAATCCATTTTCAGGATTCTTAGAATTGTCTATTTCTTTTGGAATTGCAAGTCGTAATCGATAAATTTTTTCATCTAAACTTCTCGTATCAGAAATTCTTTTTACAAAACTTGGTTCTGTTCGACCTGTTGACCCTGAAAGTTCTCCTGTAATTGTATTGCCAGTTGAACTAACATTTATGTACCACTGTGCTCCATCATATTGAACTGGGTGTCCGACATCTCCACTATTTTTATCGGTAACACGACTTAATACTTTTAAATTAGTTCCTTTATAAGCCGTTATAAATTCACCGTTGTCTGCGTTAGTTTTAGATGATGCTAACTTAAATTCACTAGTTCCTGTAACTATCGCAAAATAAACAGTTTTTTCCTCTAAATTTTCAGGTAAATCACCATCATCACTAGTAATGATCACCTTTTCACCAGTCGATAATAGATGATTCGCAATTGATGTAAATGTACCATCCACATGATTTAATATAGATATTTCCTTAACAGAACTAACTGATGGAGTAGCACTACCATTGTCCATCAATATTTTTGCTTCTTTGATATCCCCATTAAAATCTACAAATAACTTGTCATCTTTTTTCGCACCAATTCTAAATCCTTGTGTAATTGATGGAGGTTTAATATCTTCGGATTCAAATCCAAATAGATATAATTTAGTATTGTCACCAAATTTTGATCTATCTATCGATATCCAATCAATATTCTCTTCATCAGTCGTAATCGCTCTTGGTGGTATAATGTGTGTAATGAATGCTCTATCATCTTTTTGAAATGCATCTTTTCTAAATCCATCTGACACGAGAGCCAATTGTCCAAAGTTTGAGTTGGAGTTAGTGATGGATGCATCTGCACCTGATTGAGCCTCAAAGTGCACTGCGTATCCAATTGCAAATACAGATACAATTTGTAAAATAGAATTATTGCTAATCTTTACATGTCTTGTTTCCCAACCACTTCTATAAATCGCATCTGAATCTAAATGAAATATTTCACTCGAATTTGTCGCAGAAGACTGATTTGCAAGTGTTTCCCCATTTACTTCACTTACTGATAAACCTTCATATACTCTTTTTGATGGATTATATTTTTTAAAGGCACGATCATCTTTTTGAAGTGACACACCAGTAAACTGTGCAACAACCATTGAACGGAAACCAGTTGCCTTGTTTCCATCAGCGTGCATACCATTCATTCCAAATACAGATCTCAATGATATGTTAAAGATATACGGTGATGCACCGTTAACAGTATCAGTTTCAACAATTATTTCTGCATCACTTACATTTGGTTGAACAATAATATCTGCTCTAAATGTTGAGAGGACATAAGTAAATACTTTTGGATTACTCGGATCAATACTTGTTACCGTGGTTGATATATTATAATCAGACTCACCCACACCCTTGATACGAATTGGTGTACCAACATCAAGACCATGATCTGATTGAGTTGTGACAGTAATGACTGAGGATGCAGTTGCACCATCACCAGATTGAATACTTGTTAATCTTAGTGGATCGGCAGCAAATGCTCCAACAATTTCAAATTCTGGTCTTTTAGAAACAAATCCCTCCGTGCTGGCAGGAAATTTTTCAGAGATATTTCGATCTTCGGTTGCAATGCCATAAGCTATTGATAACTTATAGTAATACATGTTGAGATCTGTCAAATCAGTATCTTCATCCTTGTTTACACCATCAGCATACTCGAAACAAGTTAACTTGTGGTGAGAGAATGAAGGTTTGACTAAATTTGTGGTATCAAAGTTATTATTTTTTACATATACCTTATCTGTTAATTTTCCATCAAATAATGAAAACTGCCAAAAATAACAAGCTCCTGTAATTCTAAAAATTGCAGAGTTAGGAACAGTTGGATCTGTTGGATTTGGAACATACTTAGGTCTTATTTTCGTCTTTCTTAAATCTAATCCAACAATTGAAGTTCCACGAGGAACTATTACACCACCCTCTACTGAGTTAAACTTATATAAAATATTATCTTCAACACTTAAATCAAATTCAGATTCAAGATTAAGAGATATTTTACTTATATCTGCAGCATTTATTGCATCATATGAACTTGTTGTAGGTGAAAATATTTTAGGATCATTACCAATTTTTTTAATCTTAAATCCTGGTCGGTTATCTATAACATGATCACCAGGCATTAATAGTATTGTTGTTTTTTCAGTTATATCGTTATTATTACCTGGCACATATGAAAATCTCGCTGCTTCTATCAGTGCTCTTTGGATGGTCTTGAAGGGTGTCGTCTGCGAATTACCCTGATTTGACATCGCATCTGATGCATCCAAATCACTCGGACTCACGTAAAGAATACGACCCTCTACGTTTTTTAAGAAATTATCTAACTTATTCAGTGGCATGACACAATAATTCTACTATGATTCTATGTTCTATTTATGTATTGAAATTTGGGTTAATTTAATTCAACATAATACCAAGTCACACAGCATGTGCTTAAGTTTTCATTATGTATGCTAACGCATGGTAAGGTGGCAAGTTTTTATTTGTTACTGACTCACCGTTTGTAGGATTACTCATGCTGAATGCAGTACCAGGATATGCACCAGCACCACCAAAAGGAACTGCGTTTGGCGTTCCACCTGTACGGATTAATGTAGCACTATCAACAGTTGTAGGGTGAGTGTGATTAGGGACTATTGCATCTGCATCACCACCAGTAGCACCTGGTGAAACACCTGGATATGAAGTATCTCCAGTGCTATCAGAAGCACCAACAACAAATTTATTTCTTAAGTCAGGCGTACCATTATTACCATCACACAATACCCATCCAGATGGTATTGCATTTGTAGCACCATACCACAGTGCTATAAAACCTGTTGGTAAGATAGCAGGTGCACCACCACCTGCTACAGACACCCATTCACCATCTTTTCTTACTTTTAATCCCATAATTATATTTTTTTTTATTTATGTTGCTTTTTAATCAGGAGTATCGAATGTTGGGTGATTTATAATTTTGAAGTAAGGTCTCGTTGTTGTGGTAGAACCAGCAGCAAAATTCCAGACTCTATAATCCAAATTTGGTAATATATCACGATCTAAATTATCAAATCTTTTATGAGTGGCAACTATCCGATCAGACAAATCACCTTTTGCAAATTGTTTTTTTCTATGAGTCCAAGTATTATCCTTAACTCGTTGAGTTGCGATTAAAAATGCAGTATTATTTCCTGCATCACATGATCCATGAAACGTTATATTATTTCCAAGACCTGTGTTATCCGACTTAAACCATTCGATTATACTTGATTTTGTTCCACCAGCAGTGCCACCAAATCCAATATTATTTTCTGGTAGTCCAAAAGAGGTGCTGAGATCAATTGATCCTATACTTTTAGACGTATTGAGATTCGTATTACAGGCAATAACCTCAAAACTGTAAAATATTCTTGTGTTTCTTTGATTAACGGGTGCACTTGATGGTGTAAATGTTCCCCCATTACCATTATCATTTTTAATTTTACACCATATGTAAGATCTTTCAGATGAATAAATGCCAACCTCTGATTTTGTCTCTAAACTTGTTACCTTAAAATTCCAAAGTTCTGGATTAGGATAACCGCTGAAATTTGAACCTCTTCCGATTGTGTTAAAAAAGAAATCTTGATTATTATTCCCATTTGCATCAACTAAATTAATGAAGATACGTGGAAGATCTGTACCAACTTGATTGCTACCAACACCAAAATGATATCTTCCAAGTTGACCAGATGGATATGGTGAATTTGATGCACCTGTAATAAAATCACCACCATTAATATATTCCATACTGACTGTTGGAATACTATATCGATAAAAAGTATTTTTTACTCTTTTCCAAGTAGAAGGTGCGGAAATTCCACCTGCATCGTCAGCGTCATCTCCTCTTAACCCATCATCATTAAAAATATATCCTACATTACCTCTCTGTTCGCTATCACCTGACACTGGAGGTCCATAGAAGGCACCATTGTTTTCATAATTATAGGAAGTAACAACCGAACCACTACCTGAACCTGATATATTTGCACTATGGCATCTCACTATAAAATCATCAAAATCACCAGCATTATTATCTCCATCATTTAGACATATTGCACCTCGATAATTACCAGTGGCACCGATACCAGTAGGAAGAAATGTTTCAAATTTTGTTACGTTACAATTACCATTTGTTGACGAAACGTTTGAATTAATATTATCTTCTATTATAAAATAATAAGCTCCGACACCGACTACTCTTGACCTTTGATCCGACAAACTCCCACTTGTCGCATCAAAATTAACGACATCACCAACCTGAACATTAGGATTTTCAGTGCTCGGTGTATTAATAACAACCTGTGTTGTTGATACAATAGGCACTGTTCCGATACCAACACCAATCGGAATGAATATGTCTGAAATATTTAAAGTATATGTTGCACCTTCATCACCAAAAATGATATCGGTTGAGGAAGCACTTCCAAGTTTTTTATAAGTCGCAGATCCACTATAAATGGCGGAAGTTGATGAGTGAGGACCTCTTGTAACTCCGACACCAACATAATTAAATTGATGAGCAAACTGTGTATATTCATTAATTGATCTAGACATTAAACGTAGACACCTCCACCACTGATAACAAACTGGGGTGAAGCACCTCCTACAATACAAGTCAGAGTTGCAAGTGCTCTTGGAGATAATTTCACTTCACCACCACTCGACACCGATATATTACTACCCGATAGGTATATCGTAACATTAGTTGCCGTAACAATATCTATAATAGCTGCGGTATGGTTGTGGAAACTCACATAATCACCTGCACTGAATACACTGGCAGGAACCGTGAATTGATCACCAGTTCCAGTTGCTAATTTTAACTTTCCAACATCACCAATAACCAATGTAGTGTTGGTGCTTGTCACTGTGGTTGAGATACCACTTATTCCAGAAGTATCATACCATATATCTCCATCACATACTGAACTACCATATCCAACTGTAGGATCATTTTCACCGACATATTTTGCACCAAAAGCATTACTGAGTGTGCCGATACCAATTGTTTTTGTGCTCGTTCCATCAACAGTAATTGGTAGAGTACAAGGATGAGATCTACCCTGTTGAGTAACTACAACATCAGTTACTCCTGATACTGTGGATGAATCGACCCAAGTTGGAGCAGCATTTCCATTACTTTTGAGTATTTGTCCTGATGTACCATAATTGGATGCACCACTGAATGCAATTGCACCCGTTTCTGTGATGCGAACTTTTTCTGCTGCTGCTGACCCACTTTGTTGAGTGAAAAAGGTCATATACTTGGAGTTAGTACTTCCAGCTCTATCTTGTGCTCTTAAACTAACTTCACCATCTGAAGCATCCGAATGAACTGCAAATTCAGTGCCATTTACATCAACTATAAAATTATCTTGGTCATCTTGACCTTGTACAGATGTAATACCTACTGAATTGATACGAAGTCTTTCTGATGGTGATGATGAACCATCTGCACTTGTCTTAAACAAAATGGCAGTTGGCATATCAGTTGATGAATTAACTGAACCATCAACTACAGCCTCAATTGTGGCACCTTGATTGTAAGAATTACCATTAGTATTGTATCCTCTAAAGTCAATTCTTCCTAAACTATCATTGTCTACTACGATAGTATTACTACCAATTGTCGCATTCTTACTTCTATAGAACGATAATCTACCACCATTAGCAGCAGTGGATGAATATGCATTGATATCTATTGCATCAGCAGCATCCGTAGATACTTGTAAATTTCCAGAATGTAAAGCACCATTATGTGCGACGCATACTTTACCTCCTGATGAGATACGAAGTCTTTCATCACCAGCAGTCTCAAATGAAATTGTATCAGCAGTAGGAAATCTTATTTTTGTATTATCATCACCAGTATGTTCAATGGTATCACTTATAACCAAGTTACCAGCCACTCTTACATATGGATCACTAGATGCAGTGTAAACATATAATTGCTCATCACCAGATGAATTTTTTATTTGAAATACTTTTCCATTATTATCTGCCTGTAATACTAATTGAGTTGCTGTACCAGTGTTATCTTGTTTAAACTTCCAACCTCTTCTACCACTAGGATCTGCTGAACCCATATCAAAGTGAAGAAGTCCAGCATCAGCACCACCAGTTCCATGTGCTGCATCAGAATAAAGAGTTAATGGTGATCCTGGACTGATAGTGTTAATACCAACATTACCACCAGTTACATGAATACCATTTTTTGCCGTTATAATACCAACCGACTCAATATTTGTTACATCTTCGTAGGTTAATGATCCAGTAACATCTAAATTACCATCAATTTTTGCATTTCCATCAACCACAAACTTTTCATGATTACTTGTAGTGGTGACTCCGACAAATAATGATCCTGACGATGTGATACGAACTTTCTCACTATTATCAACTGCAAAAGCGACACGACTATTATTAACATCATTACCTTTGTCTGCATGAATGATGGCATTTGCAGCGTTCGCATCAATATATGCGAAAGCATATGGACTTGGATCTGGATTATTATCTCCTAAATTATTTTTATCAGATAAACGAATTCCAGGAGCTGTGTCATGAATAGTTAAAATGTCACCTGGAGTGGTAGTTCCAATACCCACATGCCCTTCCTTCGTTATCCTCATCCTTTCTGGAACATTGTCAACATTGGCATTGTTAGAATTATGAACACCAAATACTAAATCAGCAGTATGATTACCACGAGATATTGCAGCAATATAAGCAAGGTATGCAGCACCACTATTTCTCCATGCAATACCACGATCTGAATCATTATCAGTAGTCCGAATAATTAAACTATTTTTTCCAGTTCCATGAACAGCTAGGTTTCCTTCATCGGTTGCAGATCCACTATTAACAGTCACTGAGCTACTAAATACTGCCGCCTCAGAAACTGTGAGTCCATCTAAAGTTGTCGCCCCATCTACGTCTAAATCATTAGATATATTAACATTTCCAGTTGGAGTCAGAGCACCAGTAACAGGTCCAAAAATTTCTCTTGCAGTTAGAATACCAACTGCTAATGTTGCAGTATTTCCAGAAGTGACCGCATTTACACCAGTTGGATTATCAGTTCCGATACCAACATCACCATCAGATGTGATGCGAAGTCTTTCAGTTCCTGATAAATTTATAGCAAAATTACTCGACACCATTGAAATGAGTGCTGAGTGAGCAACATTATCACTTAATTGGATTGAAGCATCTCTACCAGAACCATTAGATTGAAATCTTGCAACTATATTTCCACCAGCAGTCGTGCTAGTTCCAGCATCTTGTATTGTTAAATTATTACCTGTTCCTGTGGTGGTTCCAATCAATACCTCTCCATCTGATGTGATGCGAAGTTTTTCTTCCTTTGTATTATTATGTTCTGTGACAAAGGTTAAAGCATTAGATGCTGTACCAGTTCTCAACGCAACAATTCTTGCAATTGATTGATTAGATCCAGCGGTATCAAAAACTAACTGTGAAAATGTATTTGTTGATCCATTATCATTTCTAATTGTTATTGATGCACCATCATTCCTTTGAGCATCATCATCAGTTGCATCATATGCAGTGGACGAAGATTTATGAACATCTAATAAATCTGATGGATTATTAGTTCCAATACCAAATTTACCATCTCTATAAACTAATTTTGTACTATCAACTTCGACACCATCATAACCTGATGTAGCACTTCCAAAATGAACGTAATGAGTTCCTGAAGCTGATGTATCATCAGTGATGTTTACTTTATTTGCATTTTCAATTGCTACACCAGAATCAATACTACCTTTAAATGTTCCGTAAACTTCATTTGCAGTTACAATACCAACCGCTAATGTAGAATTATTATTTGTGAGTGCATTTGCCCCAATTGGATTAATGGTTCCGATACCGACATTACCAGTTTTATTTGTTTCACCCACCAATCGTAAAATTTCTTTTTGTTGAGTGTGTGGAGAACCTGCAGAACCATCATGAAGATGAAATGCAATATAATTATTTACATTTGCACCACCATGCATTGCCTTGATTGAGTGATATCTGATAGCTGGATTGTCAACTCTAGCAATTCGAATCACTTCAGTCTCTGTATCAAACGTAGGAGCGGCAGAAATTGATAAAGTTACATCTGGACTATCATTATTAATGCCAACTTTATTATCTTTAACTTTAAGTACAAATCCATCATCTGTTTTTAATGACATTTCATTTTGGGCATCAAATGACAATCTTGTGTTTGTAGTACCTTTACGCCTTACTGCAAGAGTATTGATATTAGAATTTGCAGTGATAACACTATCAAAGTCTGCAGCTCCAGTAAATGTTGTTACACCAGCAATGCTTACATTATCTAAATCTGTATGACCATCTACATCTAAATTACCTGTTATATCAACGTCTCCAGTCGGAGTCAGAGTACCAGTAACAGGTCCGAAAATCTGTCTTGCAGTTAGAATACCAACCGCTAATGTTGCAGTATTATTAGCATCAACGGCACTCGTACCACGAGGATTAGTGGTTCCGATACCAACATCTCCCATGAAACTACCACCATTAGAAGACACGACATAACCTGCCTGAAGTGCAGAGTTTCCAATAGCCTTTCTTTCACCATCATGAACAAAATTCCATGTACCACCTGCTAGAGTTGAAGCTGAATTACTACCATTAAAACCACTAAATGAACTGTCATCAGACCAAATATGATCAATATTGCCTGTTGGAAGATAAGATGATATAAGTGTGTTACCGTTAAAAGAAATATCTCCTCGAACATCTAATTTTACTGCTGGTATTGTACTTCCGATACCAACATTACCAGATACATGAAATGATCCATCAACATCTAATTTTGCTATTGGTGCAGTAGAATTGATGCCGACATTACCATCTTCTCGAATGGTCATCTGATCACTTAGAGTTCCACCAGTCGCAGTTCTAAAGACTAATTTACCTTTACCATCACCATGAGCCCCAACTGGATCCTTTGCAGAAATCTGCGCCATGGTGTAGGCACTATTTGTCTTATTATCAAACTGCAACATTGCAATATCAGCTGTGGTGCTATTAGTTCTTGCACCACGTATTTTGATTAGTGAATCATCACCAGAATTTGCTGAAGTTTCAACAGTAAATGTCGCATCACCATCTCTACTAATCGTCATGTCCTCTGATGATGTTAAACCATCTACGGTTGTTGTCCCATCTACATCTAAATTACCAGGTACATTAACATCTCCAGTTGGAGTCAGAGCACCAGTAACAGGTCCAAAAATTTCTCTTGCAGTTAGAATACCAACTGCCAGTGTTGCAGTGTTACCTGCGACTGCATTTACTCCAGTTGGAATACTAGTTCCGATACCGACATTACCATCTCTTGTAACACGTAAATATTCAGCAGCATCAGATACATCAAAGTCTGTTCCATCATATCCTGATCTTCCAACTTTAAATCCATGTTGATCAGAAATCACCAGTGCCATCTGATCAGAAACTTGAGTGTTACCACCAGAACCAATGTAGAATAAATCACCAGGTCCAGATTTAAAATCCCAAGAAAGTATTGGCATGGGATTGTAAGTTAAATTACTCCAATCAGATTTAGATTGAAATACTTTAAATATTCCTTGAGCTCCATCTACTTCTAGATTGTCTTTTCCAGTTTCATCTTTTACTCTAAAGGTACCAAACACATCAAGTTTTTTTCCTGGATTATCAGTTCCGATACCAACATCACCACCACCTTCGATAACCATTGCTGTATCACCATTTGTGCCTACAGTTCCTGCATCACCATCAGTTTTTATTAGCAACTTTCCTAAAGTTGTTACTAATGCTACAGAACCATTACTATCAGAAATGCCTATAGACCCAAACGCATCACCACTCTCAAATAGAGCAATATTATTTGCAGTAGAATTGAATACATGAAGTGGAAAATCTGGACTATTAGTTCCGATACCCACATAGCCGTTTGATTTGATGCGAAGTTTTTCTGTTGCATCACCTGCTATATTACTATCCTTAGTACCAAAAACCAGAGAATAATTAACACCAGCATTTGTTTCACTAATGTTTCTCATGAAACCACTTATGTGGTTTGGATCACTATTATCTTCAGTAAAGAATTCTACAGAACCTGTAATATCATTTAAGGAAGCAGAACCATCATCATTTGTAATACGAATAGTTGGTATAGTTCCAGTAGTCTGAGCATTTGCATCAGATTTAATTTCTAATGTTGTTGCAGGATCATTAGTTCCGAGACCAAATGAACCGAATCCTGTGATACGAACTCTTTCACTTAGAGTAGATTCATCTCCTGTACTAAATTTTAAGTAAGCAGTACCTGATGTATTTTCATGATATGCACCTATTAGTGCAGACACTCCCTCATTGCCCGTATCTCTTGTTTCAAATTCAATAACACCTACAGCACTATCTGTTTCTGCTGTTATGTCATTATCGGTTAAACGTATATAACTCTCACCATTTGTTTGTATATGTAATCTTCTATCTGGACTCGTAAGATTTCCGATAGCAACATTAGACTTAAACTCAACATTATCAATAAACGTGGATATACCAGCTACTGATACACCAGCTCCAGTTACATGAATACCATTTCTTGCTGTGATAAGTCCTATGGAATCTACATTTGTAACATCTTCATAAGTTAATGTACCTGCAATTGATACATTGCCTTGGAAGGTTGCAATACCAGTGACTTTTAAATTATTAGTTTCATAATTATCAACAACAACACTGCCACCAGAGGCATTTATGTTGTTTACATAAAGAGTATCCCATCGAGCATCAGAAGCACCAATATTCTGTCCAGTTCCACCTCTTAGTAAATTTCCAGCTGAATCTATTTTAAGTCTTAATGCCTGTGCGGTACCAAATTTTAAAAATCTATCTGTTTGTTCATATCCTATAAATCCATCATACCTTGCATTACCACTTGTGGCATCTGAAAAATGTATCAGTCCTTGGCCAGAGGTGGTACTTACAAGAGTAATACCAGAATCTGCCTCAGATGTATTACCGATTACCAAATCTTTAGCACCATCTAATTGGGAGGTGGGAGAGTCATTTTTGATACCAACACTACCATCAGATACGATGCGAAGTTTTTCAGAAATAGTACCAGAATTTCTTGTGGAAAATGCTAAAAAACTACGTTGACTGGTAGTCTCTGATTCAGGTCCTGTCTCTATTCGTCCAAAAACTCTATTATTTGCTGCATGAGAAACTTCTCTGATTGCTAAGTCTAACCTTGCTCTTTCGGCAGTTCCTGATCCAACACCATAAGTTTTTTCTTGACTAATAATTATTGTAGTTGCAGTTCCAGTTGCACTTTCTACGTGTAATTGCGATTTTATATCACCAGTTCCGATGCCAACCAGGCCAGATGAATTGATACATAATGCATCTATACTATCAACTTGAAATTTAAATGCATTTCCTGTCTGGAATCTATAGTAATCACTAGCAGAGTCGGTTGATGGAGAATATAAATTCAAAGCTCTTTCACCAGTTGAACCTAGACTACCTCTCCACTGCTGTAATAATACACTTCTATCATCGCCACTAAGGGCATTATCCTTATATACTCTAAGTCGAGCACCGCCTGTGCTATCAGTTCCGATACCAACATTACCATCCGATAAGATGCGAAGTCTTTCTGATGGTTCAGCTGAACCATTTGCACTTGTTTTAAATACAAGAGCACTAGGCATATCAGTTGATGAATTAACTGTACCATCAACTACAGCCTCAATTCTAGCACCTTGATCATAAGAATTACCATTAGTATTGTATCCTCTAAAGTCAATTCTTCCTAAACTATCACCATCTGTTACTATAGTATTGCTTCCAATAGAAGCATTCTTACTCCTGTAAAATGATAATCTACCACCCTCATCAGCAGTAGATGAATATGCGTTGATATCTATTGCATCCTCACTAGATGTAGATACTTGTAAATTTCCAGAATGTAAAGCATTACTATGTGCAATGCATACTTTACCTGTTGAGTCGATGCGAAGTCTTTCATCTCCTTCTGTTTCTACTAAAAAGTGACCATCGCTACCAGTGTCAACTACTTGCGCCTTTGTGTTACCTTGTTCTATTCTATTAGCGGCAGTTTCAGGATCAATAGTTCCCTTAAATGTTCCAAAATATTCGTTTGCAGTTACAATGCCAACCGCTAATGTTGTGTTATTATTTACGAGTGCGTTTGCTCCAGTTGGATCATTAGTGTTTATACCAACATTACCATCAGATGTGATGCGAAATCTTTCAGTTGTTGCAGTCTTATCAAAAATTTGAAAAGCATTAGTTTGTAGTTGGACATGATATTCTTTATTGGTATTTTTAAGCACTAATCCAGCTACACCACCACCAGTCTTACGTTCAATATGAATACGAGCAGTTGAATCTAAAGTTTCTACATGTAATAATTGTTGTGGATTAGTAGTTCCGATACCAACATCACCATCAGCTGTGACACGAAGTCTCTCTGTTCCATTTGTTTGTAATAATAAAGTGTCCTCTGTTCCTCCAGCATTGATAAACAATGCACCAGAATCATTACCGATAAATCCCATAGATTCGGTATGATTATTAATTGCAATCGCAGTTCCACTAGTATCAATTCTTAAAGTATTTTGACCTGCACCCTCCCCAGATATATGAAGACCTTGTAGAGGAATAGTGGTTCCGATACCGACACTACCACCAGTAACAATAGCATTACCATCAAAGACATGTAATAGTCCATCTGGTCTAGTGGTTCCGATACCAACTGTGCTCTCTTTTGTGAGACGCATAGTTTCACTAATAGTTTCTATGTTGTTATTTGCGTTTCCTGTAAAGAAAGCAAGATCGGCCTGATTACCTGACCTATCAATAAATCCAAGTGCACCTACATAGGCAAATCCAGAATTCTGAAAAGATATCGCACGATCAAGTTCATTAGATGTTGTTCTGATTATGAGGGCAGTATTTCCAGCTCCTGAATTTATTCTGAGATTTCCAAGATTAGGATTATACTGAAGAGAACCTGAACTATCATATTTTACTTCCGCATAACTAGCATCACTTAAACCTGAATTAAAAAACGGAACATTAAAGAAATCGTTTATTGAATTATGTTTAATTTTTACGTTATTTGCATTTGTTATTGCGACCTCAGAATCAATGGTTCCCTTAAATGTTCCAAAATATTCGTTTGCAGTTACGATACCAACCGCTAATGTTTTGTTATTATTTGTGAGTGCATTAGTTCCAGTTGGATTAATGGTTCCAATACCAACGTCACCACCTGATGTAATGCGAAGTCTTTCAGTTGGAGAATCCGAACCATCAGCACTTGTAGAGAATATCAATCTACCAGGCATGTCGTTTGTGCCTGGTGTGTTATCAACCTCTGCACGAATGGATGCTGCTTTTTCCAGAGTACTGTTGCCCTCTCCCATAAAGAGAACTTCACCTAAAACACTGTTATTTGACACTGCAGTTCCATCGGCAGTTCTTGCAAATATAAATGATGCTCTTCTACCCACAGCACCAGCACCAGAATTATATCTTAATGATATTGCAGTATCGACATTACTATTTGATTCAACTTGTAGTTTTGGAGTTTGAGTATATCCACCACCATCAACGTATGATCTCGCAGTAACTGCATTTATTAAAAGTTCCCCATCTGGTGTGATACGAGCTCTTTCATCTGCCGTTTCCCAATCACCATCAGTATCACCAGTGAAAAATCTAATACCACCATTAACAGATGTTGATGCAGAAAGATTTAAACTGTTATCATTAGTGCCACCATCAGTATTTCCACACCAAACAGAAGCATTTTCTATCCCTCCATCATTTTTGAAGATAATAAATGGATTGTCTCCCTCATCGTTGTTATCTGGGTCTGCCTCAATATAAACACGACAATCACCAGAATTTCCAGAAGAAATGTGTAATCTACCACTTGGATCATCAGTTCCAATACCAACGTTACCTGTACTATCAAGGTGCATGTACACCACGTCTGTAGAGGAAGTAGTAGATTTTCCAAATTGAATATCATTACCACTTACACCTCCACCAGTTCCAAAATCAATATATCCAAACTCAGTGACATCAATCACTCTTTGTATACGGAAAGTAGATGATGTCCAATCAGAACCATTTGCTATTCTTTTATTTTTAAACTCTAAGATTCCAGCGTTACCAACTGCACCCTGAAGTTTGAGAATTTTTTGTGTGCTAAAACCAACAGTGTTTCCTAAAGCATTTGGATTAACTACAGTTAATTGAGTATTTGGATTATTAGTTCCGACACCAAATAAACCATCTTTGTAAACTAATCCTGTACTATCAACTTCGACACCATCATAGCCTGATGTAGCACTTCCAAAATGAATATAATGAGTTCCTGAATCTGATGTATCATTAGTGATGTTTATATTATTTGCATTTGTTATTGCTGCATCAGTATCAATCGTTCCCTTAAATGTTCCAAAATATTCGTTTGCAGTTACGATACCAACCGCTAATGTTGTGTTATTATTTGTGAGTGCATTAGTTCCAGTTGGATTAATGGTTCCGATACCAACGTCACCTGTTGATGTGATGCGAAGTCTCTCACTAGCTCCAGTTTCAATAGAGAATATACCATCATCACCATGTAATTTTAGACGAACACCATTATCAGGATCTAATGAATCAGTAACACCTGCTTGTGATCCAGCAGATTGTGCTTGTATATACAAGAATGCTTCATTATTGGCTGTATTTGATGGCATGAAGATGGATCCACCGTTTCTTCCAGTTTGGCCAGATCCTCTTTCTCTTATGAAGTTTATTCCACTGTAGTTTCCATTTCCAGAATTTGTTATATCAAGTACTGCGTCACCAGCAATAGCTGAAATACCAGCAGATACGTTACCATCACCATGTACATGAAGTTTTTGATCTGGAATATTGGTTCCGATACCAACTTTACCACCTGAATCTATGATAAAACGATCTGCTGGAGTTATTGAATTGGAACCTGTGCGAACTAAGAATTGATCACGAGAAATGCGAACATGTTGTGTAAAAGATCCTCCTCTATTTTGATTAGAATAGTCACCAATTTCAATATATTCATTTGTACCACTGCTATCAGAATCGTCAGAGGTTGAGATTCTTAAATATCCAGCATTAGAAGTTCCTAACCACTCGATATGTGCATCATCATTTACAGTGTTGCCTGGACCAAACTTAATTGTGTTTAGATTTAATCTGGAACTCATGGTGGTTACACCAGAGATGTTTACATTATCTAAATCAGTGTGTCCATCTACATCTAAATCACCATTAATATCTACATCATCAATAAACGTAGATATACCAGCTACTGATACACCAGCTCCAGTTACGTGTACTCCATTTCTTGCCGTAATAAGTCCTATAGAATCTACATTTGTTACATCTTCGTATGTTAATGTCCCTGCAATTGATACATTACCACTAAATGCTCCATCACCAGTTACATTAAGTAATGATCCATTAAACGTCAAATTGCCACTATCTTCAAGTTCACCACCAGTTCCAGCAAGAACAACACGACCAGAAGTTAGATCCTCTACCTTAAATGTATTTGCCTGACCTCCAGCGTTTATATCAAGTAATCCATCAATTGTTGTATCGTCTAATGTGGCTGTCCCATCTACATCTAAATCTACAAAATCACCATCACCAACAAACGTTGTTGCGGTAATTTGATTCATACCACTTATATTTGTTGCACTGTCTCCTACAATATTACCATTCGCATTTATATCGCCTGTTACAGTTAAATCACCAGGTACATTAACATCTCCAGTGGGTTCCAAAGCACCTTTAACAGGCCCGAAAATTTGAGTTGCAGTTAAAATACCAACTGCTAATGTTGTAGTATTATTTGTGAGTGCATTTACTCCAGTTGGATTAATGGTTCCAATACCAACATCACCATCAGCTGTGATGCGAAGTTTTTCACTAGCACCATCTACAAAAAATCTTATTGAGCTATCTGCAACAGAATTTCCTACATCTGCACGTAATTGTAATTGCCCATTTACTGTACGAATGCGGGATTGAGTATCATTATCAAATATATCTAAGTTTGCACCATCTGTACTACTTGTTAAAATACCTAGTGTGCTGGCAGTATCTCTTACAACAAGACGAGCAGGTTGTGTTGAATTAGTAGTTCCGATACCGACATTACCATCAGCTGTGACACGAAGTCTTTCACTAGCTCCAGTTTCAATAGAGAATATACCATCATCACCATGTAATTTTAGACGAACACCATTATTATCAGTTAATGCATCAGTAACACCTGCTTGTGCTGAAGTAGATTGTGCTTGTATATACAAGAATGCTTCATTATTGGCTGTATTTGATGGCATGAAGATGGATCCACCATTGATTCTAGTTTGTGCCTCGCCACCTACAGGTTTTCTTTCTCTTTCAAAGTTTATTCCACTAAAATTACCATTTCCAGTATTTGATATATCGAGTAATGCATCACCAGCAATAGCTTCAATAAAAGATGTTACATTTCCTGCATCATTTGATACAACAAATTTTTCTGCTGGTATTGTACTTCCGATACCAACATTACCAGATACATGAAATGATCCATCAACATCTAATTTTGCTATTGGTGCAGTAGAATTGATGCCGACATTTCCTTCCCTTGTGATTCTCATCCTTTCTTCAACAGAGTTAACATTGGAATTGTTAGAATTGTCAACACCAAATCTTAAATCAGCAGTTGAATTTCCACGATTTACTGCAGCAATATAAGCAACATATGCATCACCAGCGTTTCTCCATGCAATACCACGATCATCATTATTACTAGTAGTCTGAATAATTAAACTATTTTTTCCAGTTCCATAAACGGCTAGATTTCCTTCATCAGTTGGTGCTCCACCTGTAATAAAGCTATGATTAGAACCAACTGTTAAAGTTCCATCAATAATCGCAGTATGATTAAAATACGCTGTTGTTCCGAATCCGACTGTCGCACCAGTTCCAACAAAAATATTATCAGAAAATGTTGAGACACCAGTTGCCTTAAAGTCACCTGTTGTGGTTCCACCTGAAACTAATATTCCTTCTTCTGTGGTTTTTATTTTTTCATTACCATCAAAGAATAATTCTGCGGATCCACCATTCACTCCCCTAAAATATTTTTTAGTTCCACCTGAATTTTCTAAGTGTATTGCAGCACTGCCTCGAATATATAATTGTCCCGATCCAAACTCTTCTAGATAAGAATTGCTTCCATCAAAGTAAATCGATAAATTTTCATCATCACCAAAGACTGCTCTTGCATTATCTCTGAAGTAAGCTGTTGTTCCAAATCCGACTGTCGCACCTACTCCTACAAAGATATCATCTGATACATTTAATGATCCATTAACATCTAATTTTGCTATTGGAATTGTAGATCCAATACCGACATTACCTGTTTCACCTTTAATTGTAAGATTAGTATTGAGATTATTAAGAGCTGCGTTTGATTGGACAAAATTAAAATCAACTGTTCTTTCACGTTCTCCTTCATCACTGGGATCATTATTATAAATGCTAGGACAGTTTGCTTCAATAAATGCCTGTCCAGCATTATTACCATCATCATTGAGAAATCTTATTGATCCACCAACTTCATGTCCAGCGCCCATGTCAACTCTGGTGGAATGTAATGTAAGGAGAGTTGTAACCCCAATAAGATTACTCGATCTATTCAGAATATGCAATCTAGATGTTGGATCATCAGTTCCAATTCCAACTTTTTGATCATTATATACTAAATCTGTGCTATCAACTTCAACATCATCATAACCTGATGTAGCACTTCCAAAATGAATGTAATGATTTCCAGCACCACTATCAGTGATGTTTATTTTATTTGCATTTTCAATTGCTACACCAATATCAATACTACCTTTAAATGTTCCAAAATATTCACTTGCTGTTACGACACCAGTATAACTAACCGCAAAAGTTGATGTGATTCCTGCATTAAAAACTGATATTGCTTTATTAACATCTGTTGACTGTGCGTTCGTAGCACTTACTCCGATTCCAGTTGGGTTTGGACTCGGACTTAAAATGGAGAGCTCACGAGTTGGTGACGGAGTTCCGATTCCTATTTTATCTGCATTTACTATAACTCTACTATCATCTATGATAGTTGAGCCTGATATCTTAATTGCCATTTCCTACCGTCTTCGTGTCTCCACTGGGTAATTTCTTTTATTTATCAAGGAGACCTCTTAGTTCATCAATTTGTTTTTGTTGATCTTTTACAACCTCAATCAATAATCCAATCAATCCATTATAATTAACTGATTTTGGATCATTACCACTTACAATTTCTGGTAATATCTCCTCAACATTATCAGCAATTACACCAAGAGATGGTCTATTGTCTGACTTCCAATTAAATGATACACCATCAATCTTTTTAATTTTATCAATTGGATTTTGAATAATTTGAATATTAGTTTTAACTTTTCGATCCGAAAGTGAATCAAAGTTAGTTGCAGCTGCAGTTCCAGTGACATGTAAATCATATTGTGGATCAGTGTTTTTGACACCAATATTTCCTGAAACAATTAAATTATTTGTAATTTTTCCACTGTTCACAGTTACAATACCAACTGCTAGTGTTGCATTATTATCTGTGAGTGCATTTACTCCAGTTGGATCAATGGTTCCGATACCAACATTGCCACTCTGGTGTATGGTAAATTTATCTCCACCACCTCCACCAGCACCAGTTCCATGAAAACGAACTATGAAATTACTAACATCACCAGGTGCATTATTATTTGGATCTATATTAATAGCAAAATTACCTGAAGCAGAATCATGATCAATATGTGATTCGACGTTAGTATCACTATCAGTAAAATAAAGTTTTGGTGAAGAACCATATAGATGCATTAATCCTGAAGGATTATCAGTTCCAACACCGACATTACCATTAGCTGCGACACGAAGTTTTTCACTAGATCCAGTTTCAATAGAGAATATACCATCATCACCATGTAATTTCAGACGAACACCATTATTATCAGTTAATCCAGTAGTAACACCAGCACCAGCATTTGCAGATTGTGCTTGTATATACAAAAATGCTTGATTATTACTGTTTGCTCCTGCGTTCGATGGCATGAAGATGGATCCACCAGTACTAGAACCATCTGATCTTTCCCTTATGAAGTTTATTCCACTATAATTTTTATCTCCAGTATTTGATATATCGAGTACTGCATCACCAGCAATAGCTTCAATAAAAGATGTTACATTTCCTGCACCATTGTATACATGGAGTTTTTGATCTGGATTATCAGTTCCAATACCAATCGTTCCATCACCTTTTATACGGAATCTTTCCTCATCATTCGTAACAAATGCAAGATTGTTCGCAGCTGGTCTATGAAAATAATTGTCTGTATCACTAGTAAAGAAAATGTGTCCCTCTGATGAAATAGATACTTGTCGAGTGCCATCAACGAAAAATCTTATTTCACTATTATCTACAGCATCTTTTTTATCCGCTTCTATATGAAGTCTTCCATCGACTGTACGAATACGGGACTGAGTGTCATCATCATAAATATCTAGATTTGCACCACTATCAGTACTACTTAAAATTCCTAAATTATCGACAGCACTTAATATGTGTAAAGGAGTATCTGGAAGGCTAGTACCAATACCAACTCTACCATTCGCACCAAAAACAAATTGAGTGGCACCATTGGAAATACCTCTCATTAAGTATGCAGTAGATGAAGTATGTAAATTTGAACCTTTCTCTACAAAACTAATTCCTGTTTCTGCAACACCCGAATCTATACCATAAATTCTTGCAGCAGTATTCCCAACACCAAGTCCATTATAAGCCTTAAAAACGTCCAACTCATATTGTGGAACAGTGCTTCCAATACCGACTTTTTTAGTATCATTGTTTATTGTAAACCAATAATCAGCTCCTGATCTTGCACGTAACTCTTCTACATCACCATCATTTCTATAAAAATCAAATAATTGTCCACCACCACTACCATTATCTCTGATTGCTTGTATTCTTAAAATTTGAGGAGTTCCAGCACCAATATTCCAGTTTTTATTGTCTGTTGTTCCATTTTGTTTTGTGAATCTTATAATGGGAATATTATTTTGTATGTGAAGTTCTTGCTGTGGATTAGTAGTTCCAATACCAATCTTAGACCTAAACTCAACATCATTAATAAACGTAGATATACCAGCTACTGATACACCAGCTCCAGTTACGTGTACTCCATTTCTTGCCGTAATAAGTCCTATAGAATCTACATTTGTTACATCTTCGTATGTAAGAGTTCCTGCGATTGATACATTTGCTTTAAATTCGGCATTATTTACAAATGTAGAAACACCTGAAACATTTAAATTATCTAATTCAGTGTGTCCATCTACATCTAAATCTCCATTTGCATCAATATCCCCATCAAAGATTGCCGTGCCAGATACAACTTGTATACCATCAGCAAACGTTGATAAACCTACAAAAGTAGATATACCATTAACTTTTAAAGTTTCAACCACAAGATCTTGTTGAGTAGTTTTAATCGTACCTAAAAATTCTCTCGCGTATATCTTGTCAAATCGTAATGATGCACTTTCACCAATGTTTGATGATTCATGAGCAGCTGGTAATATATTACCTGTAAATGTTGAGACACCAGTCGTTTTAAAATCACCTGTTGTGGTTCCACCTGAGACTAATACACCTTCATTGGTAGTTTCAATTTTCTTCGAATCATTAAATCTTAATTCTGAACTCGATCCATTATTGAAAACTGCATAAGTTGCACTATCAGCAGCATTTTTAAGAGTAATTACGTTTGCTCTTAGATCTAAAGTACCACTAGCATCTTGGATAACACTTCCACCAGCAGTTTTAACATTAACGGTATTAAAGAATGTTGAAACTCCAGAATTACTTAATTGTGTAGTAAATAAAGTACTCTTTTGAGTTGTAATTCCAACAAACGTTGATACACCAGATACATTTAATTGATTAGTGTCGGTGGTTGCTTCTACAAAAATATTATCGTTAAAGGTGGATACACCCACAAACGTAGAAACACCAGTTACACTTAATGTTCCTGTTGTGGTTCCACCTGAAACTAATACACCTTCATTAGTAGTTTCAAATTTTAGATTTCGATTAAAATATAAATCAACACTATTATTTGTTTTAAATTGTGCCAGATAATTTGAACTATAACCTTCAGTAATATTAAGATTTCTTCCACCAGAAGCACTGTTGCTTTGAACAGTAATGGTGCCAACCATACCACCATGATACTGGCAGATATAATAATAAGTTCCAGCTGCACTTGGAGTCCATGATACCGTTCCACTTTCAGCTCCATTATTTGTTACACCTGATGCTTGATTTCCAGTTCCTGTTGTAGCAGCAGTCTTGATAAAAAATGGATGTCCACTAGCACTTACAGAAAAATTAACAGTATCACCAACATTAAGAGTAACAGTAACGTTATTTCCACTTACAGATCCATTTCTATCAGAACCACTTAAGTTATAGGCAGATGCTCCAACATTAGATACATTAATATTAAACGTTGAATTTGATATCTCACCACCGACACCAATATATAAATTTCCAGATCCAGCTTCAATAATACGTGAGTCACCACTTGTTAAATGCTCTATCAGTAAATTATCATTATCACCAAATACTGCCTTTGCATTATCTCTAAAATATGCCGTTGTCCCAAATCCGACTGTAGCACCAGTTCCTACAAAAATATTATCTTGGAATGTTGATACTCCAGAAACACTTAAATTAGTCGTATCTAATTGTCCGAAGACTGTGACACCGATTCCTGATGTGGAAAATCGTTTAGTTCCATCGTAATGTAAATTAACTGGACCAAAAGCACCAAAAAATCCCATTGTGTTGCCGTTATCGACGTTTTGGATTACAATATTCTTACCTGTAAGAACTAAATTTCCTGCTCCTTCATCACGAATTACACTGTGAGTACCTGAGTGAAATATGTGAAGGTCGTTTGAATCTCCAAATTTTAGTCTTGCATTATCAATAAACTTAAATGAATTATCAGATTTATCAAAAAATGCTGATGTAATTCCAGATGCTCCGTGAAACTTAACATCATCAGTAAATGTTGAAACACCAGTTACTTCTAAATTACGATCAACATCTAAATCTCTGCTAACAATAACACGGCCAGCAGAATTTATTGCAAATCTTTCAGCAAAACTATCTTGTATATCTTGTATCGCTAGTTTTCCACCGTTTTGAATAATTCTATAATCTGGGTTATTATCATCCTCAGTGAAGGTTATAGTAGGGTTAGCATTTTTGATATGAATATCTCCACCAACAAATAAATCATTTCCTGTAGTGACTACTCCTACAAATGTAGATACACCAGAGACTTTTAAGTCATGAGAAAATAAAGAATTTGTGGTTACAATACCAACTGCTAATGTAGAATTATTGTTTGTAAGTGCTTCAGTTCCAGTTGGATTATTAGTTCCAAAACCAACTTTACCATTATGGTCAATGACCATATGTGCTGTGAAGGCATTTGCATCAGAAACGTTTGTGCTTCCAACTCCAACAACGAATCCGTTATTATCATTATCATTTGTATCATATATTAAATTTAAACCAGAGATTGATGCAAGAGTCGTAAAATTACCACCACTACCAAAAGGAGGCACATTCTGGTCATCAAAATTTAAGAACGAAAATCCATATGGGTCACTCGATCTACCAACATATTGAACATTTTGCACCGCCATCGCAGCAGGACCTGATCCTGATATTCTTGATATTCCTGTAATCGCAGTTTGATTATCACCAATAATATTTCCATTTGCATCTATGTTACCAGTAAATGTCGAGATACCAGCAACCTTTAAGTCACGAGAAAATAAAGAATTTGTGGTTACAATACCGACTGCTAATGTAGCAGTATTGTTTGTAAGAGCATTAATTCCAGTTGGATTAGCAGTTCCAATACCAACCTTCATATTAGGCACTGTGCTTCCAATACCGACAGTATCAGAAGTGATTCTTATAATCTCAAAACCACCAGCTGCGAGTCCTAGTTGATTATTGTCAGGATGATTAAAGAAAGTATCATGATCACTTTCGAAAGATATTCGACCATCATTATGAGTAGTATTAATATCAAACCTTATCATCTCCTTGTCATTATCACTTTCAATCAATCTGACATATCCATCAGCATATATGTCTAAACTACCAGATTGACCATTTAATTTAACTTCTGCATCAGAAGAATCTTTAAGAAATAAATCTCCATCAACAAACGCATCTCCGTTAACATGAAGATTATGTACCTGTGGATTTGCCGTATTAATACCAACATTACTCTGGAACTCAACATTATCGATAAACGTGGATATGCCAGCAACTGATACACCAGCTCCAGTTACATGAATACCCCTTCTTGCTGTGATGAGTCCTATAGAATCTACATTTGTAACATCTTCATAAGTTAGTGTACCTGCAATTGATACATTACCACTAAATGTTCCATCTCCAGTTACAGCAAGAGTTGAACCATTAAATGTTAAATTAGGACTATCTTCAAGTTCACCACCAGTTCCAACAATTACAACTCTATCTTCAGTTAGATCCTCTACTTTAAATGTATTTGCCTGACCACCACCATTGATATCAACAAGATCTCCAAATGTTGATAAACCAGATACATTTAATTGATCAACATCAAGAGTTTCCTCTATAAAAACATTACTATTAAATGTAGATATTCCATTAAACGTTGATATTCCAGATACGACTTCGATACCACCAGCAAAAGTTGATAGTCCGATAAATGTTGATACACCAGTGACTTTTAAGTTGCCAATCTCTTGATTGTCGAGAATTGTGTTTTTCTCAGCAAAAATTTCTCTTGCAAATATTTTGTCAAATCGAAATGACGCACTTTCACCAATGTTTGATGATTCATTAGCAGCTGGTAATATATTACCTGTAAACGTTGATACACCAGTTGCCTTAAAGTCACCTGTTGTGGTTCCACCTGAAACTAATATACCTTCATTGGTGGTTTCAAATTTAATATTATTATTTTCATATAATTTTACACCATTAACATTAGCAGTTGCGAAAAGTTTAGTATCAGTAGAATTTTTTATTTTAAGAGTGCTGGTGCGAAGTTCTAAAGATCCTGTGCCAGAATCTTCAATTATCGAATCTTCCCCATCATGATATATGCTTAAATCTTCATCATCACCAAAAACTGCCTTTGCATTATCTCTAAAGTAAGCTGTTGTTCCAAATCCGACTGTTGCTCCTACACCTATAAAAATATCATCTTGGAATGTTGAAACACCAGTCGCTCTAAAGTCACGAGTCGTTGTTCCACCTGATACTAATATGCCTTGTCCGTTAGTTTCTAGTCTTTCCTCTCCTAAATGATATAGAATTGTAGTTCGTTGAGGACTACCTTGTATCAATTTTATCAAAGGTCTCCAATTATTATCAAAGAATTGAAATGCTCCTGGTCCTCCACCACCATTTGACTTAAATATTAAAGGACCATCTCCTCTATCCTCAATTATCGAAACATAATTATCAGTGGTAATTGGATCACCTTCAGAATTATTTTGATTTGCAAGAGTGTCAGTGCGAGTTATTCTAAATCCTTCATCATCACCAAAAACTGCCGATGCATCATCTCTAAAGTAAGCTGTTGTCCCAAATCCAACCGTTGCACCTACACCTATAAAAATATCATCTTGGAATGTTGATACACCAGTAGCCTTAAAGTCACCTGTTGTGGTTCCACCTGAGACTATTATACCTTCCTTTGTGGTTTCTAATTTAGGAAAAAAGTCATGGTAAATTTTAACTGAACCATTATCAGTTGCCTCTAGAAAATTCTCATTACCATCTTTATTTCTTAAAAATAATTTATCTGCTTGAATTGATAATGTTGCACCTATACCTGATCTAGTTTCTCTGATTATACTCTGCTCACCATCATGAAATATCTCAAAATCCTCATCATCTCCAAAGACTGCCTTTGCATTATCTCTTACAAAAAGATTACCAGCAAATGTTGAAACACCAGTTACATTTAAATGTGTGGTGCTTGTAATTCCTAAAACTGAAATACCTATTCCTGTAGTTCTAAATCGAAGATTATTATTATGAAATAAATCTACAGAACCTGCGTTCGTTGCAGTAAAATATGTGTTATTATTAGCACTATCATTAATACTCAAATTTGTTGCTCGTATGAGTAAATCTCCAGTTCCATTTTCATGAATAACAGTTTCTCCATTTCCTGCATGGTAAATTTGTAAATCATCATTTAAACCAAGTCTAATTCTAGCGTCATTTGGCATATCCAAATGAGATCCAATGGCAACTCTATTCTCAAAAGTACCGAAACCAGTTACTCTTAAATCACCTGTTGTGGTTCCACCTGAGACTAATATACCTTCGTTTGTGGTTTCAATTTTTTTCGAAGCATTAAAATATAGCTCTACTGAATCATTTGCTTTTGCAACAACGCTATTTTCACCCGATGTTGGTTGAAGATTTATAGAACCAAATCCATTATCTCTTATGAATAAACGTCCAATAGTATTATCAATATACGCATTGGATCCATCATGATATATTTTTAAATCTTCATCATTTCCAAAGACTGCCTTTGCATTATCTCTAAAGTAAGCTGTCGATCCAAATCCGACTGTTGCTCCTACACCTATAAAAATATCATTAGTAAAAGTTGTGAATCCTACAAATCTTGAATCACCAAGAACATCTAATAATCTATCAGGTTGTGTTGATCCAATACCTATACGATTATTAGTAAAATCAAAAACAAAATTATCAGCACCTCCAAGTAATCCTGTTGAATCATGAAATTGAACTTGAGTAAATGTTCCCGCAGCTCCAACTTCCACACTTCTTACATCAGTGTATTTTAAACCACCAGTTACTGTTTTAACTAAGAGATCACCAGCATTACCAACAAAATTGTCTTCATCAACAATTGCACTTTCTAATCTTAAATTACCTACAACATGTAAATTTTCTGTTGGATCACTAGTTCCAATACCAACTGACCCAATACCTACACTATCATCAAATACAAAAAATGGTGATGTCGCAAAATCACTCCTATTTGTTCCGACTCCAGCATCTCCTTGTGGATCAAATATTACATCTTTATACAGAATACTTTTATTTGGACCAGGTGGAACAACAGTAATTGTGGCGGCAATCCCTAAAGTAACAGCATCAACTGTAAGACCTATTCCTACAAAATTTAATTGAGTGATGCTATTTGAAGTACCAACAAGTTTACCATCATCAAAAACTGTAATTGATCCTGGTATAATACCACCACCAACTGGAACCCAAAATCTTTCACCTGGTCTATCCAATAAGGAAACAATTTGATATTGTTGACCCACTGGTATATCAGGTGATCCAGTAACGCTAGGACTATCTCCTAAATTTGGCTCTGCTTGATCTAATCCAAGATATTGATACCTATCTGTGCTTAAATAAGCTTGACCTCTTCTTTTAACTCTTCCACTTAAATACTTTGGCATATTATGTTGAGCTATTCTCTAAGATACTACATATAAATTCCATCTGAAGTGGTCCGACCAATCCACCCGTAGTTGTGATTCCAACATCCACAGCAAAAGCATTAGTAGACGTGCTCCCAACACCTAAAACACCATTATTACGTTCTGAATTAGATTTAGATGCAGGGTCGGTTGATCGAGGATATCTCTTTTCCTTGAAAAAATTGTCTTGAGAACATTTAAATACTAATGATTCATCATTGATACTAATTGTATCTCCTTCAGTAAGATTGTGTGGTGCTGCAGAGGTAACCGATAATATTCCAGTTGTAGAAATATAATTTGTTCCAGAGACAGGTAATATGATATCATTTGGAGTTGCAGTTGATGATGATACAACGGTAATCGCAACACCCACTGGACGAATAAACTTATGTGTTGATGGTTGAAATGTATGTGGTAAATTTGCAACTATCCCCGTGTTTGTCTCAAAAGTTATTCCACTTCCCACCCTATCAACAGTGAATGAAACTTGTGGAGCTGGGAATATATTACTTGTAATTCCTGCAGTTGAGGGACACTCAAAAATTATACCAGCCATCGTTATTTTATCACCTTCACTAAATCCATGAGGATCGAGTGTGGTGACTGTGGTCAAACCTGTTGGATGATGATATTTCACATCATTTATCGTAGCTATTCCAGATTGAACTCCATTTATAAGAAGTGAATCAGAAACAAGAGCTGTTCTTTCTAATACTAATCTTCCATCAATTAAAACAAGAGCATCATTTGGAGGTATTTCAATATCTTTCGCAATTCTATTATCTCGAATATTTCCTGCTGTTCTTGTAGATGTGCTAGTTCTTCGGACAGTAAATGATACTCTAGGAAAAGTATTTGCAGCTCCAACATGAGCTACCTGCGCTGCAAGAACAATCGCAGATGTTCCCACTGGAGCTCTATATAATTCCTGTATACCTGGCGCAACTGGAACAGCAATTGTCAGAAATTTATTTAGTGGTGCGATTGCCATATTATCTCAGTGCTAATATTAATGGTGTGACTTGTGCTTGAATTGATCTACTAAAATCTCTTCCAGTGATACTTGAAGTTGTTTGGTTAATTTGTAAACCCTCTCCTATATCAAAATTACCTTGCTGATCCGTAGATGTGAATGGAATCTGTGCTCCATCTCTGGATACGATTTCATTTGCCTTTATAGGAATTGCACCTTGTAAGGGTGTCGATATATTTATGTCTGTACCAGCACCAACGTACTCAAAAGAGTGAGAACTTGTTAAGATACGACTAATTCTTTGTAAGGAGAAAGGATCATCTGGGAACAATTCATATGGTATGAATTCATTAAAGGTCACAGTAGCTATTCCTATTGATCCGACAGGATTTTCAGTAGAGGATTCAACAGTGAAAAATATTGGTTCCATCACAGCTGTTGCGAGTCCTGTATTACCCTCAATATCAACGACTATATTTTGCCCTGAAAGATAATTTCTACCCTGTGCAATTACATCGACACCAACAAGTTTTCCTGTTGCGTCTACGTCTGCAACTGCCTCTGCAATAATACCTTGTGGTCCTTTTGGTTCCACCTCCCCATCAAAATCTCTTATTAAAACACTCGGTGGATCTATTGCACTAAATCCTTGTAAATCACTTCCAGTTGCGATTAAATTAATAGACCTTAACTGTTGAAGAGGTTCTGTAATTCTTCCAGTATCATCAATTCCAGTGGTAATACCCGCGGTATTCACATCTCCTACGTAATTACCTAAATCTATTTTAAAAAATAACGCCTGACCATCAAAGGGTCTTCTTTCTATACCATCTAAATCTCTAACATTTGCACATACAACAGTATCCTGTCCTTCAGGATTCGTACTTCCTATCAAGTCCCCTGTAACGTCTCTATTACTTACAATACCAGTAAATTGTGTAGATCCTAAACCAACAGCAACCAAACCAAAATTACCAAATGAAGAGTTTGAGTTTGTTAGGTCACACTGTGCACCACTCGACGCAAATATTCCAATATCACAACTAATTGTAAATATTGATACTAACTGAGCATATCCATTATTTGTGAGAGAAACACCTATTCCATTTTCATTATATTGCGTATAAGAGTCAACCACCATAGATTTCAAATCACCACCGATTGTTGAAGCAGTTGCATTATCACCATCAACTTTTAATCCGATACTATCAGTCATAAAGTTGGTGCAGTTTCTTACATATGGTGATCTCCATCTACCACTCGGACCCTCAGTTGCAGGTCCAGGTTCTGTATATCCAGTGACTGCACTATCAGCTCCAGCAGGAGTTGGGAATGCAACACATGCTGCCCCTGCATGAGAAACTCCAACATTTGATCCACCAAAGTTAAGGTTCTCTATCAGACATCCTCTTCTTACATGAAAGACATCTTTGTTCTTATTTTTTGATTGTACAGTTACTAATCGAAGATCTTCTCCTGTAACCGAAACATCAGTTCTTAAACCAATTGGATTATCTTCGATATACAAACCTGGTCTAATTTTAATCGTATCTGTCTCAACTGCGATTGATGCTGCTGCACCTATAGTTGCCTTGGCATCACCCTCAAGTAATCCACTATTACTATCAGACCCACTCTTAGAAACCCATATGGTTCTTTTTGTCTGTACACCCGATGGTCTCCATGATACACCAGTTCCTACAGATGCTAGACGATAATCATACTCAACATATTGTCCTGAAGAGTGAAGAACACCACCACTTGCAGACACAAAATTGTGTGTGATTCCAGCGGCAAGTCCACCATCACCAACATCGACTTCGAAAGTGTTTGTGGTGACATTAGAAATTACTAACCACTTACCACTATTTGGATCTTTTGATCTTGGATATGATTGATTAAGAGTTACTCCCTTATAATTACAACTAAGAGTTATCGTACCGTCAGGTATCTGTATAGAATCACCATTTGCAAAATCATGATTAGCAATGGTTATTTCCATTATACCAGTTGTTGAATTATAATCAACATCTGTTATTGCGTTTGAAAGATTCTCTGCGACTGTTGTACCAACACTATCGTTTCGATCTTTAACTGTGCTATCTATATCAACTGTACCTGAGAAAGTTGATACACCAGTTGCTTTTAAATCATCTAACTCAGTATGACCATCAACATCCAAATTGGCATTTGCATCTATATTAGCATGGAATGTAGAAACACCAGATATATTTAATTGATTGGCAAATAATGTACTCTTTTGAGTAGTAATTCCAATAAAAGTAGAAACTCCAGAATTACTTAATTGTGTAGTAAATAAAGTGCTTTTTTGAGTTGTGATTCCAACGAATGTAGATATACCAGTTACATTTAAAGTTTGAGTTTCAGTATTTCCAAAAACTGTAATTCCAGATCCAACAGTTCTTAATTTTTCTATATTGGGAGTAGTTCCATCTTGAGATACTCCTACCAGACTGACTGCACCACTATTTCCAATACTTACAGTTCCAGCATTACCTGGTCTTATGTTTATTGCAGCAAAGAGAGAGGTATCATCCTGACCTATGGTTAGAATATTATTTTCTTTTTCAATAATTCTTCTTAAGTACCTATTATCATTACCTGCCTGTAATTCTAATGCATAAATACCAAAGTTTTCATTTACAACAATTGCAGTATCATTTTTTGTATCACCACTTGGATGTGGGGCAGTAAACGATCCACCTGTGAGGTGAATCATATTTGAGGTAATTATACCTGAATTTGATATTTTATTTGTAAATATCTGATCATTAAATGTAGATACACCTATAAATGTTGATACACCAGATACTCTTAGATCATCTAATTCAGTATGTCCATCAACATTAAGATCCGCATTCATAGCTACGTTTGCATTAAATGTTGATGTTGCATTTACCGTCAAACTGTCACCAGATGCATCACCAAGTATCGTATTTCCTGCTACATCTAAACTTCCATTTGCATCTATATCACTGTTAAATGTAGCTAACTCTGCTACATTTAATACATCTAAATCTGTCTGTCCATCTACGTCTAAATTTGCATTCGCATCTATATTTCCAGTAACTGTTAAAATCTCACCAATATTTACATTACTAGCAATACCAACACCACCAGCGATTACAACAGATCCACTTGTCGTATTTGTTGATTGTGTGGCATCATGCACATTTAAAGTTCCAGCAATCTCTACATTATTACCAAAAGTAGATAGACCAACAAAAGTCGAAATGCCAGTAACTTTGAGAGTGCCTTGTAGTTCTGTATTTCCGATTACATCCAAACTTACGGATGGAGCACTACTTCCAATACCAACACTCGACATTCTGTATATGTCATTTCCTTCAAATCCCCAAAAATCTTGAGTGAATACCGTTGCCAATCCAGTGGGTGAGGTAGGATTCGCTGCAGTTGCTGTAATGTTATCTGTACCAGTACCAAAACTATTTTGTTGTTCAAAATTAACTGTTGTGAACGATTGAGCGATTCCAGGAGCAGGGGGAACCTCTTCACCCTCATTTTGTAGAAAAATACCCTCTGAAAATTCTGGTGTAATTGGCACCCATCTTATACCAGATCCAGTCTTCTTTAAGAAAAAATTGTTACCACCAGGTGCTCCAGTTGAATCGTAAATATTTCTTGTGACTGCAATACTACCATCAACTGCTAATCTTAAGGGTCCTTCTCCAGCATCATTTAGTTGGTCAGTTATATAAACAGCATTTGTAGTTCCCAGTCCGACTCTTGAAGTTCGAATGCCAACGTCAGGAACTATTAAATCACCAAAAACTGTAATTCCTACCCCAGTGGTTGCAAATCTTCTTGTATTATTATTGAATAATTCTACACCCGCATTATTTGTAAAAGTCGCATAATTTTGATTATTAGCATTATTTGTTAAAGTAATCTTGTTTGATCTTATGTCAAGTGTTCCACTAGCATCTTGGATAACACTTCCACCAGCAGTTTTAACATTAACGGTATTAAAGAATGTTGAAACTCCAGAATTACTTAATTGTGTAGTAAATAAAGTACTCTTTTGAGTTGTAATTCCAACAAATGTTGATAAACCACTTACATTTAAATTTGTAAGATCTAAATCAATTATCTTCGCCTTTCCACCTACATCTAATAATTCTGTTGGTTGAGTGCTTCCAATACCAACTTTTCCTGGATTTAATCTAGAATCTGCAGTTATAACTGTTCCACCAGTTCCAACTCTCAATCTATCTCTAACTTCTAAGTCAGGGAAAGATAAAGCTTGACTAAAATTGACGACACCTAAAAAACTAACATCATCATTAAAAGTAGTTATACCTGTTATTTGAAGATTAGGTATACCACGTATATCTGGAACATTTAATCGATTTAAACTTAATTCTTGTTTTGGTAAAGTTAGAAATCCGTTAATATTAACATCTTTTAAAAATGTTACATTTTCATTAAATTGAGCTTCATTACCCGTGATCGAAATATTCGACATATCTCAATCTCCCGTTCTACGATTTATTTCAAAACTTTTATCGACCATTGATACTTTTTAATTATTTATGTGCTTTTTAAGTGATATCAAGGTTGCCAGAAAATGATAATGCACCTCCAACAAATCTTAGTGAAAATTCACCATCAACAATAGGTGGGTCGGCAGTGCTAAATCTTAAACTTGTTTTATCTGATATTCCAGCATAAGAATTACCTGCAGCGTCATCAAAGGCTGTGGCAGCAATTTGAACATAAAAAACTGTATCATCTTCTAAATCACTACTTGGGTTTATTGTTATCTGACTGGTTCCTGATCCCGTCACCTGACCACTTGTTACGTTAATCGTTTCTACAACAGAATCATCTGATGCCTTATAGATAACAATATTTCCACTTTCTGCATCTACTGCTTCAGAAAAATTAAGAACGATGTTCGCATTTATTGCGACTCCTGTAGCATTGTTAGATGGAACAGAACTACTTAAAGTTGGATTAGTAGTATCAATAGCAGTATCAAAAGGAACAATGGCAGGACCACCTTGTAAACTATTTTGATCAGTCCATCCTGAATCATTAACAGATGCTGAATCAGTTCCAAAATGAAAATCATTTGTATCTTGTTGACCAATTGATGTTAACCAACTTTTAATATCTGTAGAAGTCCAAGTTCGATTATATTGTAATTTTGTGGCAATTAAACCAACTGCAATTGGACAGGCAGAACTCGTTCCATTAAAATATCTATCGTAACTACGGGGAGATGTAACAGAATTATAGGTATAAAAAGAATCATAACGAGGATATCCACTTTTTCTATTATCAGAAGCTGCAAATGTATCATCTGCAACAGAATAAAGATCAACAAAATCACCAGTACCACTATAATTTACTTTTCTTTCTTTCCCAGATGAAAAATCATCATCTAATGCTCCAATTACAATTGTATTATTAAATGCAGTTGGAAAACCTCCCCTATTAAGAGTTTTATGATAAGTCAGTCCATCAGTGGATCTATAAAATTGTGTTGAACTTAAAGAACTATTAGAACTAGAACCAACATAATTATTATAATCTGCGTGAGTGCTTTTGACCATCTTTTGATTACGGTTTCCAGCAGAACATACAAAAATAACCCCTGCTGCAGTCATTTCATTTGCAGCAGTCATAGTTGATCCACTTATAGGTTCATACTGGACAACAGCATCAACACTATCAGGAGTTCGATTGGTCATGAATCTTGGAGCAGTCCCTCCTGTGCCATCAGTGTTAGCATCTCCATCCCAACTAGTGTATTGAACTCCAGTTGTAGTGCCATCAATTGAAGCAGGTCGATAAAAATAGTAACCACTTGACATACTTTCCGAATCTGTCCTAAATCTTCTTCCCCAACTATTACTAGAGATTGTTGGATTTTTATTCCCATAAGTTGGATTTGTTGGTTTAGTCTGATGAAATATTTTTTGTAAATCAAAACCCCTTTCAAAATACACACCACCTGATCCATAAAGATTTAAAAACCATTTATTTGCATTATAAGCCCAACCATACTGTCTCCCATATGCCTGAGAAGCACATGGTGTTCCATGACTTCCAGTTCCACCTTTATAACTTTTATGAGTTCCATTACATCTATCTCTATTATAATCTCCTCTATGTGGTCCGTTTGCAAACCAAGCACTAGTGCTAGGTGCAGTGATCGTTATATCATACGTTGATACTGATCCCGTACCAGTGCAAGGATTATCTTTAACAAGAATATATCCATACATAGAGTGATTAGCACACCGAATATAATAAAACCCTGCAGTATTAGGTGTCCATGATGTTGTCGAGTTTCCATTAGCACCTTGACCTGTGGCAGCTGGAGTGCTGACCTGATTTCCAGTTCCAGATGTGTTTGACGTTTTAATATAAAATGCATGTTCAGTTCCAACATTTGACATATTAAAGTTGACAGTATCTCCAACATAAAGTCTAACGTATGGAGTCGCTTGATTTATAATAGCACCTGAGTCAGGAGTCACAGTTCCTACGCTTGCATAAGCAGCAGATCTTTTTGATGCATCAGACCACCATTCCTTTGCAACAGATTCAACTGGAACTTTTGTTCCATCCCAACGAGTGGTTAATCTTGTACTAGGACTTGCCTCAAACCATGCAGAGTCAAGATAATAAGGAGCATCTAAAACTAAATCCAATACATCACACATACCAGTTGTGGAAGAGGATGAAAATCCATTTCTTAAAGCATTACCACCAACATAATTACTCGGTGCTTCAGTAGAAGCATTTCCCCCTATACCATCTCCTTGTGAAGCATCATAAGTTTTTATATCTGTAATTGCACTTGGATTGCAAAATTCAATATGCCCAAACCACATATCTTCATCACATACAATTACATCAACATCTGATCCTGTTCCATGTTGAGGTAATTTGTTACTAATTACGGATGTTGCATCTCCCAATGTCACCCAAGGATTTTTTTTTGCTGAGTGTCGATGTAATTGAGCTGAACATCTATTCAATTTATCAGAATTATAATTCTCACGAATACCTCCAGAAGTACTAGTTATTTTTTGTTGGTTTTTTACATTTGATGAATATCTATCAGTTAAGGTTTCAGTTAATTCATCTGGATTGATTGCATAAGTTCCTGGATATGCACATGCATTAATATTTACATAGTCTACTTTTGGATTTGATCTAAGTTCAGTTGCTTCAGTATCTGTTAATAAATATATTCCTCTTACATCACTTTGAAGACAATCATTTACACACTCACATTTATCCGTTGGTATATTATCCTCTAATGATCCATCTTTCATCAATTCTGCATGAATAAATTCCCAGTCACTTTTTTGAAAACAACCAACACAATATTCTTTTTTTACATCACCTAATGGTTCTTTAGGTGCTCTACTTTTTTCTTCTTCAAAAATTGCTTTTCGACTTTCATAATCATCAAGATCAATTAAACTCATAATTTATGTTACCTCCCTAAATCTGGTACATCTCCAGTCCCTGAAACAACTGGTTTTGATATAAACTTATCACCTGCAGGAGGATTTTTAAGATAATCCTCACCGACATAACTACCTTTAAATACTCTCTGTAAAAAACCACCAACAGTTTTCTCAATCAAATTTCCAATAAGACCTACTGCTTGAACTTTTGTTCCTTTCAAGGTCACTGTTGATGCAGCGTTTAAAGTTATATTGCGACCAGCTTTTAAATCAATATCCTCATCTGCCTGAACAATCACACTTCCTCCAGAGATTTTTACCTGACCATTACCCATCACAGTTATTTCAATGTTTCCCTCGATTGATTTAATCATAATTGATTCATCACTTCCACTATTTTTAGATCCTGCGACCACCTCAATTGTTCTTTCATTATGAAGTCGAAATACTCCAGATTCACTTAGTGCAGAAAATTGTTTATCTTTATTGTCAGTAACTGCATATTGTAAATATGTATTTGGACCATCAGCTCCCATTTGAGGATTGTTTACATCAATTCGAAACTTAGGTCCTCTACTATCAATTACTCTTTGTTCCCAATTTTGATTTGGTTTTTCAGCCATTAGTAACCACCTCCATATCCACCACCACCTGATGGAGGAGCACTTGGTGGTGGACTGCTTGGTGGTGGAGTACTTGGTGGTGGAGTTTGCGTGGTTGTATTATTTGTCATAGTTGATGTTGGAGTTATTGTTGGTTGATCTGAAGTAACTACTTGCGTAGTTGTAGATGCGACACCTATCACAGATGGTGTGAAACTTTGTTCTGGTGTATCGTAAATTATTTCATGTGGAGATGAAGTGTGTGCTATACCTACCATCTTCACACCCTTTGTTGGATGTATGTGATAAGGACCATAATATGGTTTACCATTTACATATCCAACCAAATTATTTGTTTCAGGTCCTACACAATCAATTACCTGTATCACTTCACCTTGTGGGGTAAGTGGTAATCTACCTATAATTGGTTTAATAAGTGCTCCGACACCTGTGGATGAAGACACAATAATTTTAGGTATTTCAGTAACCTTAACGTTATTTATTGGACTCGCAGATATGATTACACCATTATCAATAGTTAAATTATATCCATCTGCAAACGCATCAACATATCCCTGTCCACCATCTACTACTCTAGTGCCAATAACACCGACAGGAATTTCATCTGAATTAACAACTTCATCAGTATCAGAACTCGGATAATTTTCACCTTCAGAAATCATATCAACAGCAATAATTTGTCCATAAGTATCTGAATTTGGATCATAATCAATAACAGCTCTTCCAACCGCACCATATCCTTGTCTACATGGATCCTCAAAACTAACAACAGGAGGAGTTGTAAAATATGTTGAACCTGGATCTGTAATCTCAACACCAATAATACTTGCAGTTCGACTTACATCTGCAGTAACATCAGATAATCCCTCTGTGTTATCTACAATACCACCTAATATGACTCGACCAAATCCACCAATACCATCTCCACCAAAGAATCTAACAGTTGGAGGACCACAAAAAGTTCTAGACGCACAATCTGGTTTTGTTAGAGGACCACTATCAGCTCCAAGTGTATCTGCAATATTCATATTTCTCAAAACATTATCATAAGTATTCTGTAAATCAAAAGTTCTTGCAGGACCATATCCAAGAGTATATTTTTTAACTTGACCCATACATTTACCATCACTTTGATTACAATCTAATACTCCACCAATCGATTTAAATACATCAGAACTACTTCGAAGAAAATCCTGAACTTTAAAACTTTTTGGAACAATCTCACTTAATCCCTCAAGTGGTGCATCAAGAGCCGATGATATATCATTTGTAATCCCATTTAATAATGAACCAGCTAATTGCTCAGTAATACATGTTCCTGTATCCACCACTTCAAGAACAGCTGATGTTATCAAATCTCGAATTGTTTGTCCTAATCCATTAACGACTTTACCACTTAAACAATTAAGATCATTTTGAAGTGATGCGACTTTTGATACTTGTCCTTTTTGTGCTTCGATACCAGCCAATTTTGCTAAACTACTATTTTGAGTGGCTGCAAACACAGCACCATACGTCCTATTGTATAGTGCATCTAATCCTCCCTGCAATTCAGGAATCATACCCGAATACAAAGATTCCATCATTGTTGATACTGCACTATTTGATAAATTTTGTATTTTTTTAGTTACGTTGGCAACATCTGATAAAAAGTCTGTGCTTTCACTCGTAACTGATAATAAATTATCTAAACTTGCAGATACTTTCCCTATAAAGTTGTCAGCACAAGAGTCAGCAGGTATCGATGACTTTCCAAGAGTAGATGATGCTGATATTTTGTCCTCTCCTGCACTTACTTTTCTTGTAACGGGAGATTCTTGTGCGGTTGTTTCTTTGCTACCAGACTCATTTGCTTTTAGTGTTCCATTTGGTGCTGGTATTTTATCAGTATACCCTGTAAATGGTACAAAGCCAATCGATTCAGATGGTAAACTTTGCGGAACATCACTTGTTCTTGAAAAAGCACCTAATATTACGGGTTGTTGTGCTGTTTCACCGTCAAGAAAAAATCCAATTACAACATCACCTGGTCTTAATGCAACAGATGCTGTAAAATTTGCTCCACCTGTACCTGATGTAGAGGGAAGCATAATATTTGCCCAAGGTAAATCCTCATCTGCTAAGTCTGCTTTCGAAAAGGGATGATATCCCATAATACGGACTTTTAATCGATTACCCCACGAGCTTCCGCCATCTTTTGGTGCAAGTTGTTCACCTTGTACTGTTGATGGTGCGACTTGTCCTACCCACCAACGAAAACCATCCTTTCCTACAAAATTACTTTTTAATAGTGCCTCATCTATCATGATTGACCTCCATATAATCCAAATGTATCTCTTACTAATGTCATAGAGGTAAATGATCTCTTTGCCTCAAAATGATGACACAATTCTTTAATCATATACTTACCACTTGTTTCTTGATCAATCTCATTTTTATCTTCTCTTGATATCTTTGGAAATTCACAAGTAATAATATCTCCAGCTTTTAAGTCTGTATTACAAGGAACCATCATACTTATATTTTGTGTCATTAGTAAATTGTATCTAACAATATTCTGTCCTTGATATTCTTCAGGAGAATAATTAGTATCGGTAGATACACCCACCGTTGCACCGACATCAACAATTTGTGATACGGTTCTTGTTGGAAGTTGATCTAATGTTAAATTAGAATCATCAGATATTTTGGGTAATTCTAAATCTTTACCAAGATTTTTTATACCTTCCTTTGCTCCATAATTGTATTTTGTCTGTGAAAAAGTAAAAGTTAAAGGATTGAATGCTAATCTCACAAATGAATACGTTCCCATTCTTAAATTTTCAATTAAATTTTGATTTTTATCTACAGTATATTTTAGAATTTTATAATCATTATTTCGAGTTATTGAACTTTCATTCGCATCTGTATAAGTATATGTCGCTTTCGAAGGTTCTTTAATTAAGGAGTCAATAGATGCAAATTTAAATCCATCTTGATTTTGAAAAAACACAAATCCAGCTGTCGCATTTTTTGAAACATCAGGAACTGATTTAGATGCTAATGAGATTAATGTTGAAAAAGGTTTTCTAAGATTACCCACAAAATCATAAGATCCCCTTGTATTTTCCACACTATATCTTGATTCATCTATCTTTAAAACATCTTTTAATATTTTAGTCACAGAACCACTGATTGGTCCATTATATCTTTTCATAACTCTGGTGGTTTCATTTGCAATTGCCTCTCTTGAGACTAAGTTAAGTAAAAAACTTTCTCTTTGTGTTTCCTGAAGAACTTGAGTAATACTCGATACAAACAAATATTTTTTAGGATCAGATGAAAAGTCAAGTCCAGTTTTTTCCTCTTTATTAAATGTTTTACCTTGATCTATTATTTTCATCACTAATCTCTCACCACCTCGAAGAGGAAGTCCATTGTAGATAGACTGTTTTGGACCATCCGTTTTCTTTGGATCAATAGGATTTTTGGGTGAAATACTATCACCAGTGTTTATAACTCTTATTTTTGCAGTTACAGTTGGTGAGAGAATATCCTCATAATAATCAACACTAACAATACCAGACCTTAAATCAGCGGTTCTCTCCTGGTCATTTGACTCAAGTGTAAGTTCTTCAAAACTGGCTGCTTCTGATGCTGACATATGTTAAAATAGAGATAAGGCGAATTGATCCTTGATGCTGTTATCCTTTTGAACTATAATCTTAGTTCTACTCTTAGATCCCATTCCCCCTTGTGATTGAGACTGACCACCTTTATTTCCAACAATCATTACAGTATTTTTAGATTTTCTTTCTGGTGTGATTGAGGTCGTACTCACTGTTTTTTTAGGTTTACTTATATTTAACGCATCACCAGATTTTGTAACTGAACTGTTTACTGTAGAACCAGATGTTCCTCCACTCTTTGTGGAACTTTCAATTTTTTCAGATTCACCAGAAGACCCACCAGAAGATCCTTCTATTTTTAAATTTGTAGGTTTTCCATCACTTTCTTTGGTGACAGTTGATTGAACTTGCTCAGTTAAATTAGAATTTTCAGGTCCCACAATATCAACACCTGTTCCTGCTTTTTCAATTGTTTTTATTGTATCATTAAATTCCTCAGATTTTGATGCCATTGTTCTTTGAACATCACCAACACTTGATTTAAGTTCCTTGTCCTTTAAATCTTTATCTGTCAATTCTCTATTGATTTCTTTTTTTACTTTTTTCTTCTTCAATCCAAGAAACCTCTTAACACCATCTAAAAGTTTATCCTTTATACCATTAAGTGCATCTTTTAGTTTTCCAAATACTCCCTTAATTTTATCTCCAATATTATTAAAATTTAAGTTTGATATAACATCGAAAGCTTTTCCAATAACCTTACCAATAGATTTAAAAAATCCAATCACACCATCAAAAAATGTTTTAAATTTATCTACAATATCACGAATTACTTTGATTACTTTTTTAATAAAATCAATAATCTGAGGTAATTTATTAAGTACAAATCCAACCAAAAGTATTTGAATGAGTGACATTAATCTTTCTAATGGTCCTTTTCCAGAAGTTCCTGTTGTTTTTTGTTGTTCTCCTTTTCTTTGAGATTTTTCTTGTTCTAATAGAGATTCTTTTTCCTGTCTTTTTTTCTTCTCTTCTCTATATTTTTGAAACCTTTCAGAGGTTGCTCTCAGTCTTTTCTTAATTTTAATATTTTTCTGCACAGACTTTGTTAATCTCTTACTACTTTTAGCGACACCCTTCATCGCACCTGCAGATTTAGATGCTATTTTTGCTCCGATTTGTAAAACTGCTGATGCTGCCATATTATACTAAAATATTATATTGAGTTTGTGAGTATAATGTGAAATTATTATCAGAGTTTGATGCAGATATATTTGGAATTGAAGTTGCCAGATTTCCACTACCAGACGTTCCAACTGAACCACCACTCACATTCGTAGTCGCATCCACAATATTTGGAGGTGCTTCATTAAGTGTGGAGACACTTACTTTTTTATTAGGGTTAGAATTTATTTTAGGAGATGTCGTCATACCATTAATTTGTAATTCATACTTATCTCTTATTTCTTTTTTTTCTTTAGCCATTGCGTCACTGAATGTACCATCTCTTAAAGACTTTGTACTAGCCGTTTCTCTCAATTTACTCTCCGCTGCTTCCATATCACTTCTCATATTATCTCTTATACCTATTACTTTATCTCTTTTCATAATATAATTTGCGACTATTTCTTTTTGTTCGGGTGTTCCTGCTTTTTCTACAGTTTTTTTACTCGAAGATCCACCTTGACTCTTTGTATCCCCAACATAAAATTTTTCATCTTTACCTGTGCCTTTTACTGTAATACCTGCTTCTGTTAGAGGACCTTTAAGATCATCAAATTTTTGCTGAAATTTACTACCACCAGCGAGTTTGGTTGAAGCAGAGTCAACACCCTTTTTCATAGCAAACAACACACCAACTCCCGCTGCCAATCCAAGCGCAATTAATCCTGCTGGACTTGCCATAAACGCCATCATGGCTCCACCAATTTTAATTACAGCAGCTATAACTCCAGATATAATGCCAGGTAATGCCAATAGACCACCATTTAAAGCAAGAAATATACCACCAACCACTGCGACTGACTTAATTATAGTATTTCTCATCTTTTTGAAGGTTTCAGTATCACCAGACATATATGCCTGAATCATTTTAATTCCTTTATTTGCTATAAATCCACCAAAAAGCAACATAAAAGCATCAGCTAATCTACCTAATACACCCTTAACAGTTTTACCAACTGCCTCTACAGGTTTAAGCAGAGTTTTACTTATCGATTTACCAACACCTTCTAATAATCCCTCTTTCTTTTTAGATTTATCTTTTTCATCCTGCAATATCTGTTTTCTTTGTGCTTCTCTTTGTATTGACTTTTCTCTCTCAGCGTCATTTACTAATATCTGAGAAACTCGATTAGTATTTAATATAACGACATTTTTTAATAATACTATTTCTCTTGAGTTTTTTTGTATTTGCTTGGCAAGAGGATCTGATCCCTCTCTATTAAAAACTTTATTTGCACTTATCTTTCTTCTCTTTAAAATAGGGCTACCACCAACACCACCTCGCATTGAAGTCATCTTATTGTTAAAATTTTCATATGCAGGAGAGTTATCCATTACCTTGTTGTCTTTGTTTTAAATTTTCTTCCTCAATATATTGTTCCAAAAGAGCAATATATACATCTTTTTCCCATGGTATCATGTTTTCAATCTCAGTTAATGAATATTTATGGTGTTGCATCAAGGCAAAGTTAATTTTATAGTATGACTCTAAACTTGCGTGAGCCATACCTACTCGAAAAAAGACGATAACCCTTCTAAAACGATATCACTTTTAACCTTTGTCTCTGGATTCGTCACTTTAACGGTATGAGACAATTTAGGCATGGTATCAAAGAAATTTTCAATCTCTTTAAATTGCTTTGAATTTAATTGATCTAGAAACTCAACCATTTCCTTTTTTGTGCAATCTGCAGATGTCCAAGATTCCTCCTCATTATAGATTTGATCAATACATGAAATAATTAAATCAAATGACTCTTCAACCCCAATATTACCAGTCAAATCAAAATTACTTTTTATAAATTCTGATAATGAGGGGTATTTCATTCTTAATACTAAATTATCATCCAATTTTATATCTTTATTGTGATCAGGATGTTTTTGAACTTTAATTTCATCAAGTGGAATCATCACAGGAACCTGTGTTTTTTCATCATCAGGACATGTAATAAGAACTTCTACATTCTCACCAACAGATTTTCCCCTTATATTTAAGAATAGATATTCAATATCAAAGGTGGATAATTTATCAACTTTGATCCCTCTTGTTAATATACAGTTATTAATTACAGATTTGATAGCATTCGTTATCTGTTTCTGATCTTCAGATTCCATTGCAATAATCAATATTTTCTCTTCTTTAACTAAAAATGGTCGATATTTTATTTTTCGATCAGAAGAAGGAAGAACCAACTCATATGTCGGTGTTGCAATTTTTGGTAATGGCATAATGTTTATAGCACTTCAGTATTTTTATTTATAGGACTTTTTTGAAATCCTGACAGACTAAAAATTTTGGGGAATTTTTTTTCCCCGATTTTTGGAATTAAAAGTCAATTTTGGTTTAGACTGTTGCCTTTTCTATATTCTCACTCTTCTTTCTATTAAAAGAAAGACTTGTCTCCTCTCCTGCAATATACCTTTCATAACTAAACGTTACATTAGTTCTCAACACATCAGAACTACCATACTGAACAGGAGTAGAAGAAAAGTTGATTGGGAACAACCCAAAGAAAGTGTACTCTATCTCTGAACGATAATCAACATTAAATTTTACAATTTTTGTCTTATCACACTTGTAACCTGCCGAACCTCTTGGATATCTCATTCGATAAAAATATCCCAAATCAGTTTTCTTTAAAGGTGATGCTGGTGACTTCTCTGATCCAGTTGCAACGTAATCTATCCAATGCTCAAAAAACTTTATCATTTTATAATCTTTATCAACGTAAAAATCAAGTGATAATTCTGTGAAGATTCTTGTATGTGCAAACTTTTCTTGAACTCCTGTAAAATTACCAAAAATATCAGTCGTTGCTAATGAACTACCAGGTATTGATGCTTGATTACAAAGCAATCCTGCATTTTCTGTTATAAACCTTCTATTTACTCCTTTAGTTCCAAGAAATTTAAAAAGGTCTTGTGATAATCCATCAAAAAACACCTGATAATGAGATGTTTGAGCTACATTAGTCAGTATTGGTTTGATATCAGCTATTTTCTTAGGACGAACCATCTAAATACTTTATATTTTGTCTTATTATCTATTTAGATGTCATATAAAGGTAGATATAGACCATCGAACCCAAAAAAATACAAAGGTGATTCATCTAACATAATATATCGATCACTTTGGGAAAGAAAATTCATGGTTTATTGTGATAATCAAACTAAAATACTTGAATGGGGAAGTGAAGAAATAGTATTACCCTATCGATCACCGATTGATAATAAAGTGCATCGATACTATCCAGACTTTTACATCAAAGTCAGAGAATCTAATGGTAAAATTAAAAGATATATTATCGAAATCAAACCCAAGAAACAGACAGTCGAACCAAAGATGAAAAAAAGAAAAACGAAGGGATATATTTACGAAGTCTATGAATATGCAAAAAATCAGGCAAAGTGGAAAGCAGCAGAAGAGTTTTGTAAGGATCGAATGTGGGAGTTTAAAGTATTAACAGAAGACGAACTAGGTATTAAGAAATGAACAGTTATCCCACCGATGATAAAGAAAATCGTGTAAGGTCGGTTGTAAATGGTCTGATTGGAACAGAAGAACCTGATGATATTATGATAGAATTAATGGATAATTTAAGCACAACAGTCACATCATCTCCAAGTGTTGGAAGATACTATGTATTTGTGTATAGTGCCAAAACTCCTAACATTCAATACGATTCAAATCCATTAGTCGCAGTCACTGATGTATTTGAATGGGGTTTTCGTGGTATCAATCTTCATGTGGGTCAATATCGTAATTACACATACAATGAACTGATTGGACAACTATATGAAGTTAACTCATATGAGTTATCTGATGTAAGAGAACTACCATTTGGAAAAATGCAGCTAAATAGTTAAAAAAATATATAAATGCCCAATTTTTACGAGGATTCTGCTTTACAAGCAAACGCAAATAAAATATTCGCAGAAGAGAAAAAATTTCCCTCCAGAGAGAGGGTGCTTAGAGCAGCCAAGTCTAATGAGAGGGGAAAAGTATCAAAAAATAGAAAATTTGGAGATTTTAGATATCCTGTTGCAAGAATTGAAAGTGATAGTGATTACCTTGAAATCAAAGTTCTTGAATATCAACCACCAGGATTTGAAGCAAGTGGTACTGGACAATCTCTTCGAGTACAAACAAGTTCAGAGTCAATAAAAAATAATGAAATTATATTAGGTCATATCTTTCTTCCAATTCCAGAAGCAATCACCGACTCAAATGGTGTGTCTTGGGGTGAGGATCGTTTGAATGGACTTGCCGCTACTGCTCTTGGAGTTTTTGGTGATGCAATGAGATCAAATACTGGTGGAGAAGCAATAAAAACACTAACCAGTGGGGCTGTAAATACAGCAGGTGGTTTATTGGGTGATGAAATGACGGCATCAGCGATTAATTCATCTCTCGCAGCTTCGGCGATCAATACCATTGTACCTAATGCAAATATACAAGGTACTGGTGTTTTTACTAGACAGACAGGAGCAGTATTAAATCCGAACATGGAATTATTATTTAATGGTGTTCAGTTAAGAAGTTTCAGTTTTAGTTTTGATTTTGCACCCAGAGATGAAAATGAAAGTATTGTAATTAAAAAAATCATTCGTGCCTTCAAAAAAAGTTTAAATGCAAAAAATGGTTCAACTGGTGAAAATAAAGGTAGTGGACTCTTTATAAAATCACCAGATGTATTTCAACTAACTTATAAAACAGGTGGAAAAAATCATCAATTTCTTCATAAATTTAAACCAATGGCACTGTTAAACATTGCAGTAAATTACACTGGTGCAGGAACGTATGCTACTTATGATAATACCGCACCCGTTCATACAAAAATTGATCTTACATTCCAAGAGTTGAATCCAATCTACTCTGAAGATTATGATACAGAAGAAGGTTTGGAGGGTACAGGATTCTAATGGGATATTTTAGAGAACTACCAAATTTACAATATCAATCACCATTCACATCTCGTGTATCAAGTGATAGTTATGTGACTGTGAAAAATTTATTCCGTCGAATGAAAATACGTGATGATTTACAAAATGTATTCACTATCTTCAATAAATTCACGATAAGTGATGGTGAGAGACCAGATACAGTTGCAAGGGATTTATATGGAAAATCTACACTTGACTGGGTTGTGTTAACAACTGCAGGAATAATCAATGTTCGTAATGAATGGCCTTTATCAAGTAAAGAATTATATGATTTTACGGTTGAAAAATATGGTCTCACAGAGATTAACAATGTTAGACATTATGAAACAAAAGAAATTAAAAATAGTCGTGGGGTGGTAATTTTACCATCAGGAAACATTGTCGATGCTGGTTTTAGTGTAAGTTACTATGATGAAAGAAACATAACAACAACACCATCAGACACAGTGAGAGGTGTAACTTATTATGAATATGAAGTTAAAGAGAATGAAAAGAAAAGAAATATATTTGTTCTTCGTGCAGAATATCTACAACAATTTTTAAATGACATAAGAAATGAGATGACCTATAAGAGATCATCTCAATATGTAAACGATAAGTTAATTAAAACAGAAAATACAAGAGTAACAATTTAATTACTCATCTGCAAGTTTCTGAAAATATGAAAGTGTATCATCATCATCTTCGTTTACAGATGATGGAGTTGTAGATACGGCAGCAGTAACTAACTCTTCGGCAGCACCACGATCAGTATCTTCTTCTTCGATTGAACTAGTTGGTCTTTTACTACCAAGCACATACTCTAGACGTTTTTTCAAGTCATCATATGATTTAAACTGGTCGGCTTCAACAAATTCTTTTAAAGAACTTTCTTTCTTCCAGACAGCTTCAAGTGCGTCATCATCATCAAGTAAAGGAGTAACAGCAGTAAATTCAGAACTATCATAGTTTCTATATCCTGCTACATTCTTTGCCTTCAACTTAAAGTTTGCCCCTTGCCAGAAATCGAATGGATCGATTGCTTCCTCATCCTCAAACTCAGGTTGCATTGCTGCAGTGAGTTTATCAAAGATTTTTTTCCCATACTTGTATAGAAATACTTTACCTTCGTTCTCAGGATTCGCAGGATCTTTCACAACATAGATGTTACTAATATAAGTTAACTTACGTTTCTGCTTACGAGCAGCATCTTTACCTGCGTCAGTTCCATTATTCCATAATTGAGAATTGTATTCTGATACAGGATCTTTTTGTCCAAGTGTGGTAAGAGAGTTCTCTATATACCATCCACCAGGACCTTGGAATGCATGACTATAAAGTTTTACAAATGGAAGATCTTCTCCATTTGGTGCTGGAAGGAATCGAATAACGGCATATCCGTTACCTGATTTATCTACTTCTAGTTTCCATAAACGGTCATCTCCTGATGCACCGTTGGTGTTTAATTTTTCAACTTCTTTAACTAATTTTGCGGTTAAAGAACCTAATTTTGATTGCTTTTTAAGATTAGCAAATGACATTTGGATACCTCGGATTAAATTGGATTTCGTTGGATGTTTAGATTATAACAGATTAATCATCTATTGTCAATTTTATCTTTAAGTTGTGAAATGGTTTTCTTCATTCCATCAAAAAGTAAATTCATATCAGTCCCCGTAGGAAAACCCATCAAGGGAATTGATTGTTGTAAATGTTTTTTCATTCTGATAGCTTCAGGATCATCAGACAAAGATAATCTGGCGTACATTACCATTTGTTTTTCTAATAATTCTGTCAAAAGTTCAATGTGTTCCACCTTTTCAGATCGATCCATATCAGGAAATAACATTATATTACCATAAAGATTTTTTTGAAGTTCATTAATCTCTTCAAGTTCTTCTTGAATAATTTCCGAATCAAAAAATTTACTCATTAATAATCTCTCTAAAAATTTTTTTATATTGGAACATATTAATATTTAGGAAAGGACATATACTGTTGATATTATAGTATTACATCAAACTGATATTCTGCTTCTGTCTTTGATTTATGAAAGACTGATATATTGGGATAAGTAGATATACAATTTATATTTCTGTAAATTACAGGATCTATTCCATAAGATTCATACTTAGCAACATCATCTTTATCAACAACACGTTTATAATCTATAGGAGATTGATATCCTTTTTGCCACGATACATAATTGATCATATCAATCAATTGCTTAGTATAATTAATAAAGGAATTGGAATCATATCCACCACCATATCTTTCCCAATATGAAGTGTGAGTATCTTCTACAATATAAATCCCACCAGGATTAAGTTTAGGAAAAAGATGTTTAAAGGTTATAATCTGATGTTCGTTCATATGACTTGCATCATCAATTACAATATCAAATGGACCTTCTTCTTCACTAATAGCGTCTAATAATTCAGTATTAGTTTGACTACCAACCCAAATATTACCAACAGTAGAAGATGGAAGAGATTCATCAATCTCTATACCACATATATGACAATTTGGAAATACTTTCTTTAGTAATTCCATGCCTTTTCCATTATCAACACCTATTTCCAATATACGAATGACTTGCTCTCTATCATAATCAACAAAAAGATGCTTATATATATCCCAATACTCAGGATGTTTACTGGAGTAACTTGATTGATTCCATAACTCTTTTATCTCTTCAAATACAGTTTTACTCATTGATTAATTGCCTTAAGATTTTTTTATATTGTAACACATTAATGTGTAGAAAAGGAATATACTTTTTCATTTTCATATTAACGGTTTCCCACACTGGATCTTTTAATTTGTGATTAAATTTTTTCCCAAAAGAAAAAATTTTTTCGAAGATCACTAAAGTTTCTAAACTTATCTCTCCTCCCAGATATTTTTTGAGTATCGGTGGATGACCTCTCGAACAATTGAATACTTCTTCTAATTTTTTTTCCGATAGTAATTTTTTTGATTGTTCTTTGAACAAGTACGTCAAACTCTGCTGTCGTCTCATCCAATCTGCGTACGTTCTTTCTCCAGAATTTATAATTTCTCCAATCCATAAGTTCTGTGGGGTGTTAGTGGTTACAAAATTTGCTAACAAAAAATCTGTAATCTCTTGATCAGAGTATTTTCTTGATGTTTTCTCAAACCAATACTTATCTTTCCTTTTATTAAACGATGTCATGGTAGCTCTTGATTTTCCTCCATATTTAAAGAAGTCATATCTTTTATTTGTGAAATGACTTTTCATCGAAAGATATGTCTGATAGGTTTCAAACGGTGTCACTTTCATCTACGTCCTCACTTTCTAATTCTGTAATTGCATCGACAGGGACTTCATTATCACCTATCATATACCAATGTTGGTTAATACCAATACTATCAGGTCTAACACCCAGATATGCTAGGTCAGGGAAACTATGTTCTCTTAACATTGCCTGTAGTCTCCAATGTATAAGTTCAGATTTTTTCATTATAAAGGTAGTTTAGCACGAGAAGTCTTCTTCATAAAGTTTAACTGAATTGCATCATATTTCAACCTTTCTTTAAGAGGTTTTGTAACAAGTTTAGATACTGATTGTATCTCAATATCGTTCATTTCACAATACTGACATATCGCATCGATGTAATTTATTTTTTCTTCTGCAACTATCTTCTCAATCTCCATCGAAAATTTAGTGGGAGTTAAGAACTTACTCTCCATTGCTTTTTCGAGTTCTTTATTTGGTTCCATAAAACTCCAGTTTGTCTTTAACAAATTTGTCGATGTATCTACTAAGAAGTCTGATATACTTGGTTTTGTCGGTCTCTTCATAAACAATGCATTCTCCATTTTCACATGCCATAATAATGACTAATTTTTTAATTGCTATATCTTTCAT